CCGTCTACATCGTCAACTGTCTCGAATCGCTACTAAGGAGCATTCATCATGGCAAACGCCAAGCCCAACGACCGCAAGGTCACGTCCCCCAAGTTCCGCGCCAGCTTCGCCTGGGTGTTCAAGCCGCAGCCCCCGATGGAGGGCAGCACCGGTGAGCCGAAGTACGGCGTCACCATGCTGTTCGACGCGGCGGCCCGCAAGACCCCGCAGTACGAGGCGATGAAGAAGCTGGCCCACGCCGCCGCCAAGGAGAAGTTCGGCGACAAGCTGAAGCCGGACGGCAACGGCTGGTACCACGGCCTGCGCAACCCCTTCCGCGACGGCGCGGAGAAGTCGGAGCTCGAGGGCTACGAGGGCATGACCTTCGTCGCCGCCACCACCAAGATGCAGCCGGGCTGCGTCGACGCCCAGCTGAACCGCATCATCTCCGATGAAGCGGGTCCCGAGGGCTTCTACTCCGGCTGCTACGCCCGTGCCACCCTGACTGCCTACGGGTACGACAAGGCCGGCAACAAGGGCGTGGCGTTCGGCCTGCAGAACCTGCAGAAGATCGCCGACGGCGAGGCGTTCAGCGGCCGCGTGTCCGCCGAGAACGACTTCGACTCGGTCGACGACTTCGTGGGCGAGCAGTCGAGCGGCGAGGGCAACTTCCTGGACTGACGGGTCCAGGGTCGACCGCCCCGGTCGAGCACACTGCCGTGAGGCAGTAAGCCCAGGAGGGTCCCAGCGATGGGGCCCTTCTTTTTTTGCCCATACAATGGCGTCCCAGGGCGAAACTCCTTGCCAGAATAGACCCATCAACTGTGAGGCACGACCTATGAGCAGGAACGAACGCACCGCCAACTTTGAGCTGGTAGACCAGCGCACTGAGGACCAGCGCTGGCGTGAGGAAGCCCTCGAGAAGCTCGCCCCCAAGCCCGGCCAGCGCGAGGCTCTCGAGGCTTACCGCCAGCGTCAGCAGACTAAGCGGGCTGGCCCGTTCAAGCGGGTCCTGCGCTTCCTGAGGGGCAGGCGTTGAGCCCGACTGTCGCCATGCGCGACGGGATCGAGGCCGCGGGCTACCAGTTCCTGAGGGACGAGAATGGCTGGGCGCTGTTCGACCTCGACGACAGGCACGAGGTGCCGGGCACGAGGTCGAGGCAGTACGGCAACGCGATATGGGCCGCGGCATCCGCGCTCGGCCTGGACACAGACTGGAGTAAGGTGTGATGGACGAAGAACGTAGGAAGAAGCTCGAGGGCCGGTTGAAGAAGTGCCTTGCCCTCTCGAACAGCCCGGAGCCGCACGAGGCCGCTGCGGCGCTCCGGCAGGCCCAGGCTCTGATGCGCGAGCTGGGCATCACCGAGGACGACCTGGACGGACTGGACATGGCTGATGCGGTCGTCAAGACGCGCGAGGGCTTCGGTCGGTGCCGCACCATGAGTGCGTTGTCGAACATGCTGGAGGACGCCTTCTCCGTCAAGGCCGTCTTCGAGGCGAACCCCGGCAGCGCCCGTCGTCTGAACGTCCGCTACATCGGGCCGAAGGCCAAGGTCATGCTCGCCGAATATGCCCACCGGGTCGTCTGGCGTGCCATGCAGGCCGCATGGGACGAGGCCCTCGTGCTCCGCCCGTGGATGAAGTCTGACGGGGGCAAGCGCCAGGCCTTCCACATGGGCTGGCTGCGCTCCGTGCGGGAGAAGGTCGAGGCGATCGCGCCGACCGAGGCGGAGGAGAAGGCCATCCAGCGCTACTGCGACAAGCTGTACAATGGAGGCCTCATCACGCAGGAGGCCCACAAGCGGAAGCAGCTCGACACTTCCGCTTATCTTGCGGGAGTGGCCGCGGCAGCCGACTTCAGCCTGCACCGCCCGGTCGAGGAACAGCAGATGGCGTTGGAGCATAGACGATGAGCCGGTGGGACGGCGTGGACCGCCGCTTCAACCACGCCCGTCGGGCCGAGGACCAGCAGCGCGCCCTGGAGCACTACCAGGGTGAGCTGGATCGCCTGCAGGGCCAGTTCTTGCGCGAGGCCTTGCAGAAGGCAGGCCCAGGCGGGCGCGTGGTCGTGACGCAGCTGCACGACGAGATACTCTTCACAGTGGAGAACAAGGCATGAAGGTCAAGCACTGGTTTGCATGGGCAGCGCTGATGCTGCTCACCGGCGGGGCCAAGTCGCCCCTGCGCGTGATGGAGGAGGGTCGTCCCTACCGCATCGTGCGCCACGGGCGCCGCATCACCATCGAGCGCATCGAGGAAGTCAAGCCCATCGAAGCAGCCCGGAGGTTCGAGGTCGGCCAGCGGGTGGTCTCGGGCTCGAGCTCCGGCTTCCACCGCGGGGCGCATGGCGAGGTGAAGTTCCAGGAGCCCAACTTTGAGGGCCGGGTGTGGGTCCTGCGGGACGGCGCGTCGTCGCCCTGCTTCTACTACCCGCACGAGCTGGAGCTCGAGTCGGAGGTCGGCGCGTGAGGTGCAGGGAGCACAACGTGCTCGAGCCCTGCCCGCTCTGCGCGCTCAACGCCTGGCCCCTCCGGGACCTCAACGCCCTGGCCGACTTCGCTGGGAAGCCGGTCGACGCTACCGGCCTTGCCCCCGAGACGCGGCGCGTCAGGCTGTCCCAGGTCGTCCGGTCGATCGGCAGGCGGTGGACCGAGATCGAGCGTGTCAAGCTGACGGCCCTGAAGCCGTTGTACGTCACCAAGAATGCCCTGGTGCGGGAGGCCCGCATTGGGGCCATCGACATCGGTCGGTTGGAGAAAGCCGCTCTCGCCGTTGCCAAGGGGTGCACGGCGGACAACGACCCCGTGGTGGATATGTACGTGCGGGCCATCGTGCAGGACGAGGTGGACTGGTGAAGTTCACGGACTACCATCGTCGGAAGCGGTACGAGGGCTGGCAGGACCCTCCGACGGAGTGCGGGTGCTGCGGCGAGCCGCTGGTGGTGCTCGCCAACAACGAGGTGGCCTACGGCAGGCCCTGCGGCGACTGGCCCTGGATCTACCTGTGCCTGTCCTGTGGGGCCTTCGTCGGCTGCCACCCCTACTCCATCTTCCCGCTCGGTGTCATGGCCGACAAGGAGACCCGGCAGATGCGCCGGGCCCTGCACTCGATGATCGACCGCACCTGGCAGTCGGGCTTCAAGACCAGGCGGGAGACGTACGAGCTGATGCGCAGGCTGATGGGCTTCGGCCCCCGGGAGTTCCACATAGGCGAGCTGAGCCGGGAGGAGTGCCTCCAGGCCAACGCAGCCTTCCGATCCTGGGAGACGGCGGCTGACTTCGACGACCCGCCCTGGTAATATGACAGCCCGACTAAGGAGGACCTATGGTAGTCGCCGAGCCAGCCATTCAATCACAGGCAGCCATTGCCACGGCAGTGAAGTCTGCCCTGTTTAAGATCGCGTCCGCGTCCGTGTACGAGACGACGGGCGTTCACTACGAGACCAACGCCCCCAAGGCGACCATCGACTTTGAGACCCGGTCCGCGTGCTCCATCAAGGACTGCGGCTCCTGGCGATACTCGCTCGACCCCACGACGCAGGTCATGTGCCTCGCGTTCCGCCTCCCGACCTGGGAGAAGGGCCGCACGGCCTTGTGGCACCCCGCCTTCCCGCATCTCGGCGTGGAGGAGGCCGACTGCCCCGAGCTCGTCGAGCTCTTTCAGTGGATCGCCGAGGGCCGACTGGTGGAGGCCCACAATGCGTGGTTCGAGCGCGGCATCTGGACCAACATCTGCGTGCCCAAGCTCGGCTGGCCCGCGGTCGGCCACGAGCAGTGGCGGTGCTCCGCTGCCAAGGCGGCGGCGTACTCCCTGCCGCGCAACCTGGAGAACCTGACCGTCGCGCTCGCCCTCAAGGTCAAGAAGGACACCGAGGGCGCCAAGGTCATGAAGAAGATGGCCAAGCCGCGCAAGCCGCTCAAGCGGGACGTGTGCGCGTGGCTGGACGACAACGCGACCCTCCCGCTGCCCGCCAAGAAGTGCGTGACCACGCTGTACCCCAACGACGACGGTACCTACCGCGTCGTGGCGGAATGGGACGGCGGATCCGAGGAGCACGACCTCCCGCTCTTCTGGAACGAGAGTGCCGAGCTGCTCGAGCGCCTGTGCGCCTACTGCCGCGTGGACGTGCTCGCCGAGGAGGCCGCGTCCGACCGCCTGAGGGACCTCTCCCCCAAGGAGACGGAGATGTACCTCATGGACCAGCACATCAACCAGATGGGCTTCCAGCTCGACAGGCACGGCATCGAGTGCGCGCTGGAGATCGTCAACGGGATCTTCGCCGAGCTGAACAAGGAGCTGGTGGAGCTGACCGAGGGCCAAGTCCAGAAGGCGACGCAGCGCGCCCGCATGATGGCGTGGTTCCAGGAGAACGGCCTGCCGCTCGAGGACACGCAGGGCTCCACCATCGACTCGTGGCTGAAGCGCGAGGACGTGGAGCCGAGGGTGAGGCGCGGCCTGGAGCTCGTCCGGGCGCTCGGACGGTCGAGCACTGCCAAGTTCGTTGCGGCTCAGAACTGGGCTCACCCGGACACCTGGCGGGTGCACGGCGGGCTGCTATACCACGGTGCAGGCACAGGCCGGTGGTCCGGCTCCGGCGTCCAGCCGCACAACTTCCCGCGCGGCAACATCAAGAACATGGAGCTGGCGTGGGAGATCATCAAGTCCCGCGACCTGGCCATGATGGAGATGCTCTATGGAGACGCCATGGAGCTGCTATCGTTCGCGCTGCGCGGGATGATCGTCCCGACGCCAGGCAGGCGGCTGATGGTGGCGGACTACGCGGCCATCGAGGCCCGCGTGGTGCTGTGGCTCGCCGGGGACGACGAGGCGCTGGACGTGTTCCGGCGGAACGAGTGCATCTACATGGCGATGGCGACCGAGATCTACGGGCGCCTGATCCACGACAAGGAGGCGCAGGCCGAAGAGCGACAGATGGGCAAGCAGGCCGTCCTGGGCCTGGGCTACCAAATGGGGGCCAAGAAGTTCCAGGCCACCCTCGCCGAGAAGTACGGGATCTTCATCGAGCTGGAGTTCGCCCAGAAGATCGTCGACGCCTACCGCAACAAGTTCTGGCGGGTCAAGAAGATGTGGTGGGACCAGGAGGCGGCGGCGATCGCGGCCGTCCGCACGCCGGGCCGCGTCGTCCGCTGCGGGCGGGTCCAGTGGTGCTGCTTCGACGGCTTCCTCCACTGCAAGCTGCCGTCCGGTCGCCTGCTGGGCTACTGTGACCCCAGGGTCATCAAGAAGCCGACGCCGTGGGGCGAGAACAAGGACGCGCTCACCTACATGGGCGTGGACCCATACACCAAGAAGTGGCGTCGCCAGGACACCTACGGCGGCATGCTAGTGGAGAACATCACCCAGGCGACCGCGCGGGACCTGATGGCGGACGCGATGCTCCGCTGCCACAAGGAGGGCCTGTACGACGTCATCCTGTCGGTGCACGACGAACTGATCGCAGAGTGTGATATGGACAAAGGCGACGTGAAGGACTTCGAGGCCACGATGGCGTATACGCCGGACTGGGCTGAGGGATGCCCCGTCAAGGCAGAGGGCTGGACCGGCATGAGGTACAGGAAGTGAGGTACAAGATACATTGGAAGCGCGACGCGGGCGGGCCGTACAAGTCGGCCTCGACGGTCATCACCCGGGACGAGCGGGTGGTGTGGACCACGCCCGCCCTGCGGTGGGCCGTGGGCTGGAGGATCGGGCACCTGCTCGACGCCCTGTTCCGCAAGATGTCCCGCTGGGAGCTGGTGGGAGAAGAGTACGAGCCGCGACCGGAGGTCATCGAGTGATCCAGCCACGCTTCCGCCTACCCAACTACAAGCACCAGCAGGAGGAGTGGGACCGCCACCGCGACGACGACGCCCGGGCCCTGCTCTGGCAGATGCGGACCGGCAAGACCAAGTCCGTCCTGGACCTGGCCTGCTACCGCCACGGCCTGGGCCACATCACCGGCGTGCTCGTGCTCGCCCCGAACGGCGTGCACGTCAACTGGGTGCGCCGCCAGCTGCCCGTCCACATGTGGGAGGGCCTGGAGTACGTCTCCCACGCCTGGCAGGCCAGCGAGTCGCACAAGCCCGGCCACGCGGCGTCGCTTGACCGGTGCCTCCAGTACCGCGGCGACGGCCTGGCCGTGCTCGCCGTCAACTCGGAGTCCATCATCCATGACAAGCCGGCGGCGCTCATCAAGAAGTTCCTGAAGCGCCACGAGGGCAAGGTCATGCTGGTCGTCGACGAGTCCCACGACTTCAGGTCGCCGGGCTCCAAGCGCACCAAGCGGGCACGGGCTCTCAAGCGGTACTGCCGGGTCCGGCGCATCCTGACAGGCACCTCCGTGTCCAACAGTCCCCTGGCGGCATACAGCCAGTTCGAGCTACTTGAGGACCACGCCCTGGGCTTCGCCACCTTCGGGGAGTTCGAGTCCCACTACGCCTACTACGTGCAGGAGCGGACGAAGGGCGGCAGGTCCTACGAAAAGCTGGACCACTACCGCAACCTCGACGACCTGCAGGAGCGCATGTCCCGGCTGGCATCCGTCGTGCTCCGGGAGGACGTCGACGACATGCCCGAGCTGCTGATGGACCCAAGGACGATCCTCCTGCCCGAGCAGCTGCAGGACCAGTACGCCACTTTGCTCAAGGAGCTGATCCTGGAGCTCGAGGACGGCGGCGAGGTGGAGGCGGTCGATGGCGGCGCGAGGATCATCAAGCTCCAGCAGCTGCTCGGCGGCTGGGTCATCGATGCCGACGGCAACGTGCGCGACCTGGTCACGGACGAGGAGAACCCGAGGCTGCAGGGCATGCTCGAGGACGTGCAGGAGTCCGACCGGAAGTGCATCGTGTGGTGCAAGTTCCGGGAGGACATCAAGCGGGTCGTGCGTGCCCTTGGCAAGGCGGGCATCAAGTGCGTCGAGTACCACGGGAACATCCATTCCCAGGCCAAGCGGCAGGAGGCCATCGACGCCTTCAACAAGGACCCCTCGGTGAAGGTCTTCGTCGGCCAGCCCAAGGCCGGTGGCGCGGGCCTGGACCTGTCGGCGGCGGACGTCATCCTCTGGTACTCGCACACCTTCGACCTGATCGAGCGGGACCAGGCGAACGAGCGCGCCACCCAGATCGGCGGCAAGACCGTCACAATCAGGGACTACGTAACGCCCAACACGGTCGACGAGTACATCCTCGCCAATCTGGCGAGCAAGCGGTCAGTCTCTGAGGCCCTCGCCGGACGAGGCCTGAGGGACAGACTGCTGGCTCTATTCCGGACGCAGCTGTGATGCGCCCGAACTGAGCCGCGAACAACGGCTCCACGACCAGGCGCCCGGCGTTACAGTACACCCACTGACGCACGCCGGGCCAGACGCCCGACAGGGCGGACGGCAGCGATCATCCAACCAAGCCTCTGAAGGAGAGCACCCATGAGCGAAGACACCACCAACACCGCCGGCGAAAACACCGAGACCAAGGAGCCGAAGGGCCCGGGCGTCGGCGACGTCGCCAAGACCCTGATCCGCGAGGGCAAGACCAACGAGGAGGTCCTCGCCGCGATCAAGGAGCAGTTCCCGGACGCCAAGACCTCCATGGCCAGCGTCAACTGGTACCGCAACAAGCTGCGCACCGACGGCGAGGACGTGCCGACCGCGCGCTCCCTGAAGGCCGGCGCGAAGGAAGAGGCCAAGGCCGCCAAGGAAGCGGCGAAGGCCGAGGCCAAGGCTGCGAAGGACGCCGAGAAGGCCGCCAAGGCGGAGGCCAAGGCCGCCGAGAAGGCCGAGAAGAAGCGCCTCGCCGACGAAGCCAAGGCGAAGGCCAAGGCTGACAAGGAGGCCGCCAAGGCGCAGGCCGAGAAGAAGGCCGAAGGCGGCGGGATCTTCGAGTAATCGAGGATTCACCTGAAGTGATGGTTTAAGGGGCCAAGCTCCTGACCTAGAATAGAGGGACCTGGTGCGAACCAGGTCCCTCTTTCCATTGGAGTCCATCGCATGCAACTTCCTGCCAACATAGTGTTCGCCACGGTCTACTTCGGTGGCAGTGGTTCCCCCGACGTTCGGGGCAGCCGGTATGAGGTGCCGAACCCGCCCACCTGCGGCTACACCCGCGTGGTAGTCATTAAGGGCGAGAAGCGGTCCACCATCCTTTGTCCGCACTCCCTGGAGGCCTTCCAGGTGAGCAACAGCTGCGCGGAGCTGCGCTACGCCGAGAAGTTCGAGGTGGAGCCGGCCAAGCTGGCGTACCACATCAACCAGGCTTGGGAGCTGTACGTCAAGCTGGGATCCCAGAAGGACTACGGCGTGGCCGCCATGGTCCTCACCGAGATGGGATTCCCGGTGCCCAAGTTCCTGCCGCCCCCGCCGGACCCGAACAAGTCCGAGGAGTCCAAGCGCGGAGGCAAGCCCATCGTCGAGGAGGCTCTTCGGCCGTGCCGCCCGACGTCCAAGCGCGGCGAGGTCGCTGCCTTCTTCCTGCAGGACGAGCCCCAGTCGCTCCTGGAGGCCATGGCTCGACTCGGTCTGACCCGGTCGGGCGTGCTTTCCCACCTGTTCACCCTCAACCGCGACCACGGCGTCGGATACGAGCTGGTGAGCGACTGTGCCCGTCTGCTGGTGCCCGAGGGCTTCGACCTGTTCGCCTATGTCGAGCCCGTCAAGGAGGCCAAGCCGGAGAAGCCACCGCGCCTCAACGAGGACGGCACGGTCTACGAGCCCAAGAAGCGCACCAGCGGCAAGCCGATCAACCCCGACGCCCTGCAGCCGATCCCCGAGCCGAGCAAGCGCGCTACGGCCGCCCGCCTATTCGTGGACGGCTGGCACGACATAGAGGCCGCGTGCACCGCGCTGGGCATCAACCGGTCCGCCCTCCTCTCTATGCTGTTCACCATCAACAAGGAAAACGGCCTCGGCTACGAGCTGAGCGAGGACAGCAAGGGGGCAAGGCTGCTGGTGCCTGAGGGCCACGTGCCCTTCGCCCCGAAGCAGCCGCGCGCCAAGAAGGACAAGCAGCCCGCGGAGGAGTGATGGCCATCCGCATAACGCTCCGCCCCCATAAGGAGGGCATCGCCGCGCTCGAGCGGGCCGGGTTCGAGGTCGAGCCCGTCCGCTTCGGCAAGGGAGACCACCTCGTCGTCAGGGTCTGCCGAGAGGGCGCCTGCGGGCAGACCACCATAAGCGGTAGCCCGCGAGGCAGCTTCCTAGGGCCGCTCGTGTCATCGGCCCGACGCGCAGTCCGTGAAGCGATGGCCAGATAGCAGGACTCGGCGGCTTGCTCGCCTAATCGGCTGTGCCAAGATGTACTACTTTCAACAACCTGAGGAAACCTAGATGGAAGAGATCGAAACCCTGAGCACCAACGAGGCGTTCGCCGCCGCGCTGGTCGCCCGCATGCTCGGCAAGGTCGAGCAGTTCAACGCGGACGTGGTGGGCCTGCCCATCCCGCCGACCCCGACCATGCTGAGCGACAAGCGGTGCGAGTGGGCAGACGCAGCCCTGAAGGAGGAGCTCGCTGAGTTCAACCAGGCATGCAGCGACGGGGACATCCTCGAGGCGGCAGATGCCCTGGTGGACCTCGCCTACTTTGCTCTCGGCCGTCTCGTCGAGATGGGCGTGCCCGCCCAGGCCGTGTTCGACGGCGTGCAGCGCGCCAACATGGCGAAGCGCAAGGGCGAGCTGTCCAAGCGCCCCGGCAGCCTCGGCCACGACGCTGTCAAGCCCGAGGGGTGGACTCCTCCGGACCATAGCTGGGTCCTCGGCTTCAGCCTGCTGGACGTGACCGAGCTCGAGCGCCTGCGGCAGGCGGAGTCGGAGCGCGAGGCCATCAGCCCTGTGTGGCTGGAGCTGCAGCAGCTCCGCGAGTCGAAGGGCCGCGACTACAACGACGTGCCCGGCGGGCGCGACGCGTACTTCCCCTTCGGGCACTTCTCCTACGCCCACATGCTCCACACCAAGAACCTGCGGCTGCAGTCCCTGCTGTCCGCCATGCAGAAGGGCCGACCGGTCAACCACGAGGGCCTGTACGACACGGTGCGCGACCTCGTGAACTACGGCACCTATTACTGCGAGGCGATCCGCGACGGCCGCCTGGCCGACGTTGCTGGGGGTGAGTCGTGAGCGGCGTCCTCCTGCCGTTCTACGACGTGTACGGCGCAATCCTGGCCTGGACCTTCCAGGCCCCCGTCGAGGCAAACGAGCGCACCGGAACGCGCGTCCGGGTCGGCCGTGGAGGCACGGCCTTCCGCGTCGACCTGAGCGACGGCCTCCTGCCGACCATCGGCTACCGCAAGACCTTCCCGAAGTCGGCGGCTGCCGAGGTGGCGTGGTACGTGCGGGGCGAGCAGGACGCCACGTTCATCCGCCAGTACGCGCCGCTGTGGGACAAGTTCGTCGAGAACCTGCCCTACGACATGTGCCTGGAGGCGCACACGCCGGACGAGCTTGTGCCCGCCAGCCTGAAGTACGACACAGTGGACCACCAGGTTATCGGGTCGCCTGACGTGCGGCGCGTGGCAGGTCAGGCCTACTTCGAGGGCGTCAAGTCCGCCTACGGCTACCGGTGGCGCCGCCACTTTGGCCGGGACCAGCTGCGGCTCGCGGTCGAGGCGCTGCGTAAGGACCCAAGCGACCGGAGGGTCTACGTGTCCGCCTGGGACCCGGCCGAGGATGGCCTAGGCGAGCAGGGCCAGCGGAACGTGCCGTGCCCCACGAGCTTCACCTTCAGCGTGACGGGCGGCGAGCTCCACTCGAGCTTGTTCCTGCGGAGCTCGGACGTGTTCGTCGGCCTGCCGTACGACGTGATGGGCCACGCGCTCCTGATGGACGCCGTCGCCCACGAGCTGCGCATCCGCCCCGGCGTGATGCACGTGACGCTGGCCCACGCCCACCTGTACGAGTCGCACTGGGAGCTGACGGCCGAGGCGCTCAAGCAGGAGCCGGTCGTGCCCGCGATGCAGCTGCCAGGCTGGAGCCTGTCACAGATCGAGCGGGAGCCCGACGACTACGTGGTCCGCTACGCCGAGGAGGCCAAGCAGCTCACGTGGCCGACCTACAGCCCGCGCCCGGAGGTCATCGAGTGATGGAGGTGCCGATCAAGCGGACCCAGGACGATTGGGACCGGTTCTTCTACGGCATGGCGGAGCTGTCGGCCTCTATGTCGAAGGACCCGGACCGCAAGGTCGGCGCCGTCCTCGTGACGCCCGACCGGCGGCAGGTCTCGCCCGGCTACAACGGCTTCCCGCCGGGCATCGAAGACCTGCCGTCGCTCCTGGCCGACCGCGACTTCAAGCTGGCGAATATGGTGCACGCTGAGGACAACTGCCTGCGCCAGTCTCCGTTCCCGACGCAGGGCTGCACGGTCTACGTGACCCGCTTCCCGTGCCTGCCCTGCGCTTGCAAACTACGCGACGCCGGCGTTCGCCGCGTCGTCGCGCCTGCCCCCGACCTCGGCCACGCGCGGTGGGGAAAGTCCTGGACCGTGGCGACCGCCGTGCTGCTCTCGGCCGGCATAACTATCACCCACATGGAGGAACAGTCATGCGGCTGTTGCTAGCAGTATCCGCCGACGGCTACCTCGCCCTCGGCCCCGAGGACGACATGAAGTGGACTGGCCCGATCGACAAGGCCGTGTTCCGCCTACTCACGCTGTCCGACGGCAACGACACCCTGTACGCGGGCTCCCGCACGTTCGACCAGATGCCGCAGCTGCCGGGCCGGCGGCTGGAGCGCCTTTCGCGGTCAGGCAAGACGGTGACGGCCGCGGCCCATTCGGACCGCCACTCCTGGCTGATCGGCGGCGCCGAGGTCGCGCTCGAGGCCCTACGCCAGGGCCTGATTGACCGAGCCTTCATCTGCATCTCGCCGGCCGTGCTCGGGTCGGGCATCCCGTTCCAGCCGCTCGCCCGCTACCTGCCGGCTCCCGCTCACACGATCAAGGTGGGAGACGTCAAGGTGCTGGTCCACACGGAGGACCAGCTGTGGCCCGCGAGGTAAGGCTCTGGGAGTGGCTGCGCGACCAATTGCGCGGCACGGAGGGGCTGCACATGCGTCGGGTCGAGAACCTGGTGAGCGAAGGCGACCCGGACGTGGACGGGTGCTGGAACGGCCGCTACTTCGAGCTCGAGCTGAAGGGCTGCAACCGGCCGAAGCAGGGCGGGCTGCTGGACTTCGACGTCCGCCAGTCGCAGGTCATCTGGCACAGGAAGAGGTGGCGCTGCGGCGGCAACGTCTGGCTCTACGCCCGCGTGGGCATGGGCCGCGACGTCCGCCGCTACCTGGTGCCAGGGTTCAAGACGGCCCTGGTCAAGGAGGGCGTGACGGAGGAACAGCTCGCCGCCATGGCCGTCCTACCGCCGGGCCACACTGCGCTGGAGCTCCTCAGGTTCGCGACCGATTCGCTGGGCACTCGCAGCACGCTCACCTAGCTGGGGAACGATGGCGTTTCTCCAGTGACCGGCGGCGCATACTGTCTCCGTGCCACGACGATGGCATACGGCCTGGGTGTCCAGGCCGTCCCAAGTAAGGAGAGCAGTCATGCCGAACACCGCACGCACCATCAAGGACGAAGTCCGGATCCTGGGCCGCCGGAAGCGCCCGCTGACCTACCCCGGGATGGTCGACGCCATCAAGGCCCGCCACCCGGACGCCAACACGACCGTGAAGACCGTCCAGTGGTACGCCTCCCGCCTGCGTCGCGAGGGCGAGGAAGTGAACGTCAAGGACGGCCGCACCGCCCCCGAACGCGCCAAGACGGTGCACTGAGGCCAAGCCTCTATAGGGGAAGGGAATGAGCAAGGGGCCCTAGGGGCCAGTCGGAGACGTCCGGCTGGCTCCTTTCTTATATGCGCCCTTTTAAACCCCCCCCCCCCCCCCCCCAATGGGGCTAGCGGAACTTTAGCAAAAATAATTTGCTGGAGGGGGCTCCCATATCCCAAAAGACCCCATATAATGACCTCACACCAACGCAAACACGTGAGAAGCAAGATATGGGCACCATCGCTGACACTATTCGCTCGGCCATCTCGGCCGGCAAGACCAACGAGGAAGTCCTCGCCGCCGTAAAGGCCGCGCACCCTAGCTCGAACACCTCGTCGGCTTGCGTCTCTTACTACCGCTCAAAAATGAAGAAGTCGCCCATTGCTAAGGCTTCAGCGGCTTCTATGGGAGCCCGCAAGATCAAAGTGGCGCTCAAGTCTGTCGAATACCTTGTGAAAGAATGGCGTCAAGGCTTCACCGCTAAGGTGTATGTCGATGGCAAGGCCTACTGCACTGTCATTGATATGGATGACGACGTGTCTCCCCACTTTGAGTTCTCTCATACTGATGCCTATGAGCTGCTCGACATTGTGGAGTTGCGTTCGATGGCGGCTGACATCCTCGCAAAGAAGGAGTACGACCGCCTCACCAAAGGCAAGGTCGCCATGCTGAAAGACGGCAAGATCTACACCGTCAAGCCCAACCTCGGCGCCATCACGCCGCAGTTCCTTGAGCTTGTCCGTCAGAAGAACCCTACTGCCTCCGTTATCAATGGCATGACTATTGCGCAGTTCCGTCAAGTTCTTAAGGCTGTTGAAGCCACACAATAACCCCATCATTCAAGCCTAGCGGCTAGAATGTTGGGCACATTAAACCCACAACCCGTCATAATGGAACCCACGACGAGACGCACTGCGTCCGTCTGAGGGAACCCTTGAAGTCCAACCGTCCTTAGGAGCCAACATGAACGTCAACGAACAGTCCAACATCGCAGACATCGCCGCCCGCCACAACGAGCTGAGCGGCAAGGGGGCAGACCCCAAGAGCCTCGCCAAGCGCGGCAAGGCCAAGCTGCTCGAGCAGATCAAGTCCATGGAGGATGCCAAGGCCGCCGCGGCCGCCATCGAGCTCGGCGCCGCGCCCGAGGCCGTCGAGGAGGCGAAGGAGCAGCCCAACGGCCTGACCATGCTGCTGAAGCAGATGCAGGACGCGAAGGAGAAGAAGGTATCCGCCAAGCCGAAGGCCGAGCCGAAGCCCAAGAAGGAGAAGAAGGAGAAGGGCCCCGTCATTCGGGTCGTCGCCGAGGCCCTCCTGCTGGAGGTCACCCACAAGGACGAGGACGGCCGCCCGTACGGTCACGCCTACGACACGATCCTCGAGCGCATCCGTGAGCAGTTCGACGGCGCCAAGACCACCGTCGCCTGCCTCCGCTGGTACGCCGTCCACATGCGCGAGCGCGGCGAGAAGGTGCCGAACCGCCCCCGCGCCCAGCCGGCGAAGGCCGCCAAGGAGGACTGATGGCACAGATGCTGACGTACATCGTGGGCTCCCAATACAGAGTGGGAGCCCGCGAGGCGATCAAGGAGCTGCGGAAGGGGGAGGAGCTCTCCCTCCGCCGCGAGCCCGAGAACCCCCACGACCGCAACGCCGTGGCCGTCTACGACGTCTGCGGGCAGCACCTCGGCTACGTGCCGAGGCAGGACGCGGGCGCAATCGCCAAGGTGCTCGACAAGGGCTTGCCCTGCACCGCCAAATGCCGCATGCGCGGCACGACCTCAATCGACATAAGCTGGGAGAATCAGACCTATGAACAACGACCGTGACGACGAACGCGAGGACATGAACCTCGAGGACCTCCTGCTCTCCGCCCTGACCGGCAAGTGCCCGCACGAGCTGCAGCTCGGCCGCGTGATGGGCGTGCTCGGCGCCGTGGTGCACCGCAACGGTGGCAGCATCACGCTGGAGGAGCATGAGCTGATGTCCCTCAACGGCCGCGCTCTGAAGATCGAGATGGACCGTCAGACCGGCAAGGTCGAGGTCTCGCTCGTCGATGGGCCGGTCGAGGAGCAGAAGCAGCCCACCCACGCCGCCCCGCCGACTCGGCAGTAACGGCCACCGCCAAGGAGAACACCAACATGCAGCGCCACTACCTGACCTACGCCCTGCTTGTCCTCGCCTGCCTCATCGGCGGCTGCCTCTTCATCAAGCAGTTTGCCGAGGTGCTCGACCGCCCCATCGTGCACCAGTCCTGGTCCACGAAGGAGTGCGTCAGCGTCGAGGACCCCAAGGCCGAGTACGAGGGCCGCAAGTCGGAGTGGTCCTGCGACCACCTGCCCGAGCGGTACCAGCACGTCTGGGTCTACTGACGGCGGCGACAGCTCGGCCTTCGCGCCATGATGCCTCCCTGGCTCACAACCCGGGAGGCTTTTCTATGCGTGAGAATCAGGAGAAGTATGACGACGGGCTGAACGCTGCGCGAGGCATTTTGCTGGCGCTGGGAATCAGTCTGGTGTTCTGGGCCGTGGTGATCGGCGCGTACTGCCTCGGCCGTGCGGCCCCGGACGTGCCGCACGACTCGCCCAGGCCGGTCCAGGTCGTCGAGGTGACCTAGGCCCAGGGCCTTAGACACGTAAGGCCGCTCGCGCGGCCTTTCGTGTACCTGGGACTTAGAAAAAGCCACCGCCGGGTGGCGGTGGAAAGGCCCGGCACGAGGGAAGGAGAGGAGAACCTCGTGCCGGGGCCGCGGGGCTCACTTGCCGCCGAGCAGTTCCTTGAGACCCATCCAGAGGGCGGCCGCCAGGCCGGACACCACGACGCCGACAATGGCGAGCATGCCCTTGGCCTTGACGCTCTCAGTCGTGCTCCGCCACTCGCGCAGGTGCTGGAAGTCCTTCTGCACCTCGATGGGATCGTCGACCTTCACGCCAAGCATCAGGAACGTTTCGCGCACTGCTTCGCGGATCAGGGCCCGGGCCTCGTCCGGCGTGAGGTTGTGGAGCTGCTGCTCCGGTCCTGGCTGCTGTCCGCTCACTTCTTGTCCCCCTGGGTCTGCTCCGCTGGCTGGCGGGTGTCACGGTAGAAGTCCAGCTGCCAGCTGGCCTCCTTTGCCCAGCGGATCGTGTCCGCCAGGTTGCGTGCGAGGGACTCGTAGCCCCGTGCGGTGACGGCGAAGAAGCTCTCGCCGTCGACCTGCACCACCCGCCACTCCACTGACTCAGTCCTTACGGGCTGGGGCTTGGGCAGGACGGGCAGCGGGGGCTGCTTGTGCTCCTCCGGTGGGTGCTGCACCGGTGGATTGCTCGAGCAGGCGGAAAGCATCAGCAGTGCCAGCATTGATGCGAGTCTGTATGAGACCTGGCTTGCTCCTGGCGAGCGCGCCGAGGTCGTGCTTGGATAGGACATCCGTCAGCTTCCTCGTGGTTTCGCCAGCCTCACGCTGCGCGGTTGAGAATCGGTCCAGGGCCTCCGCCTGTTTGGCGGCTGCCTCGTCCCACTTGTCGATCGTCAGCTTGAACGCATCGGCCCGGGCCTTCTCCCGGGCGACGTCCTGCTTGAGCGTGCCGACCTGCTCGGTCAGCGTGGCCTTGTCGTCGACCAGGCCGGTGTAATGGCGGTATGATAGCGCAATGGCCGTGACCAAAGCAACCCCGATAAGCACACCAGCACCGATTTTGTAACCCAGCGGAATCATAGTCCCTCCTCAGGGGTAGACGCTGGCAGGCAGCTCGAAGTGAGGCCCGTCCAGGAATGCCTTCTTGCCGATTGCCTTGCGGCGCACCACGTACTCCGCCACTTCGTCCTCGGGGTCGGCGAGGTCGGCCAGCGCGCGGTCCCAGACCCCGCCCCAGCGGATGGGCACCTGGAGCTCGATGCTCGCCACGCGCACCGCAAGGGCGACCTTGTAGCAGAGGGACCAGTCCCACCGCAACTCTGCCCTGCCGTCCTGATCGAAGTCGATCAGCGGCACCAGGTCGACCGCGTGGCCGAGCCCGTCCCTGCCGGGCAGGTGGCGGGAGTCCATGGTCTGGCTGGCTCCCTGCGCGACGAGCTTGGCCTGGCGCTGCCTTGTCCTCAGGCCCTCGAAGACCTGGAAGTCCACCGAGGTGACCTGGATGGCGCGCTCCACCACCTGCACGAGGTGCGGGTGCACTCCCTGCAGGTTGGTGCGCGACTTGCTTCCCAATGCGAACGTCATGGTTCGTCCTCCATCTTAGCTGATGCCCCAGGGCCAGGGGCGGGCTTTGCCGTCACTGTCGTCGTGGTGGTCGCCGAGACGGCAGCAGCCCCACCCTTGCCCAGCTTCGCCTTGGCGATGCTCACGTCCTCCCAGGTGGCGCCGAACACGTAGGACCCGACGATGCTGATGAGCGTCAGGAACGCCATCGTGATCGCCGTGTCGGCCGGCCCGGACGTCCTGTCCTTGTAGAGGATGTACCCGATGGTCCACATGCAGAAGGCGGCCACGGCGAACATGAAGCGCCGGCGGACCCGCCAGCTCGACTTCCAGTCGGGGTTGCGCTCTTGCATGTCGGCGACCCTCAGATGGCGATGCCGGCGGACCAGCCGGCGGCCTTGTAGGCGGTGAGCTTCTCCTCGTCCTCCACGTAGGCCACCCAGCCCACGCGCGGGGTGTAGAACGCCCACACGGTGCCGGTCCACACGGCGATCTTGCCGGCCTGCGACGCCCAGGCGCCGGTCGGGCTGGCTGCCACGATGTAGGTGTCGCCAGAGGCCGGTGAGCCGGGCGGAGCGGCCAGGTCGCGGTCTTTGACGGAGAGGTGGAACCCCACCCGGCCGAGCCGGAGGAGGTTCGCGTCCATCCCGGTGTTCCAGCCGCTCTCGCCGAGCGACCAGCCGTACTGGAGCCCGCTGTGGGGCTCGGTCGATGCTGCCATGTCTGTTCTCCTAGGTTAGATGGTCGGGGGCGAGGACTTGTACGGGTGCCCGCTTGGCAGGTTGGCGGTAAGGCCCCACTGGTGGGCCAGGTAGCCCTCGAGCTTCTCCCACTCAGTGGCAGTCAGCAGGCCATCGATAACGAGCACTTCGGCGAACTCACTGTTCAGGGACCGCTCGGACGTCCCGTAGGCCTGACCGCCGACGCCGAAGTTGTCACCCTTGTCTGCGGTGGAGGTCACGCCTGTGGTGTACACCACGCCACTCACAGCCTCGGTGCCACCGTTCAGCTTGATGCGCGAGGTGCCATCAGCGTAGTTGTTGGTGCAGCCAATGATGTTCCAGTTGGTTCGCACGATTGACGCCGTGGAGCTGGCATACGAGTCGCTAGTCAGACGGCGCCCACCATTCGTTACCGCCTGGCCGCCCGTGCTGTCGTTGCAGTAGATACCGTGCAAGTGGCCGTTAGAGCCATCCCGCGTCTGCAGCAGGTCGAGCGTCTGAGCAGACCCGGAGGGCTTGGCAGTCACCGCCTTGCCGACATACACGATGGTCGAGCCATTGACGGCCTTCCAGCGGTACTTCGTGTTCGGGAACACGAAGTGCCCGTTGCAGTTGGTCGAACCGTTACCAGTCAGCACCTTGCGGCCATTGAGGGTCGTCAGGTCATTGCGGAACTGGTTGGCGGCGGCATTCGAGTACGGGGTACCTGCGGGGAAGCCCGTCAAGTTGGCCACGCGATCGACATATCCGGCCACCGACTCGTGGTTGTCCTCGTGGTCCGACTTGAACCACACGACCTTGCGACCGAGCTGCTGCGGGGTCCACAGGCGGGTGCGGGTGGACAGGGTCCAGATGTCCGCATAGCTGCGGCCCGCGCCTCCGTTGTAGAGCCAGTCGAGCTCGTCGTTGGTCAGCGGAGTCCGGTATGCCTGGACGTCCTGCATGTCCGCGCGCACCGGGTTGTTATCGGCATTGCCGCTATTCGCCGAGTTGGCCGGCACATTGCCAAGGGAGAAGCGGCTATCGACCGAGTTGCCGCCAGTCGGCGCAGTGGCATATGCCCCACCGCCATCCGGCACACCGTCTCGGCTATAGGCCACAGTGGAAGTCGCTCCGACGCGGGTAAAGGAAAACATGTGCGCCGCGGTATCGTGCACCGTGTTGCCATTGGGTGGGGTGTAGTTGGTGCCTACCCCGTACTCCCAGAAAGCCCCCATCAAGTTTGCAGTGCCGGCGGTGTTACCGTACCACCACTGCAGGCGCTGATTGATCGCCTCACTCGAGTCGGACGCCGGGGAGTCGCAGACCAGAGGCCTGTTGTTGGCGTAGTTCGCCTCCATCGGCTTGGACCATGCGACCAGGCTGACGTCGAGCTGCTTCACCCACCACTCCGGATTGCCCCACTGGAAGGCGCCACCGTTGCCAGAGAACTGCACGCAGGTCGGCCCGCCGGTGCGTAGCGAGGCCCGGGAGTACGTCACGCCAGTGCTGGCATTGTTGAACAGCGTCAGGTCCATGCCGCCATGCGAGTCCTTGAAGGTGGCGCCGGAGGTCTCGTTGAGGGCCCACCAGTGCACCAGCTTGTCCAGGATCCGGCCCGCCATGACGTCGTCGGGCAGGTCCGCCAGGTAGTCGAATGTGTGCCGCGCTGGGCGGTAGGAGTAACGGCCGCCTCGCACCGCGTCGATCATGACAGTGTAGGTGGCGGTCTCCTCCGGCTCCCAGGTCACGCCGGAGGAGACGGGCTCTTCGTCGTGCACCAAGGTAATACCGTCCTTGATGGCGCGCAGGCGGTAGGTCGTACCGGACTCCGGCCCGATCGGGTCGGGGTCGAAGTGGTCGATGATCTCGCCGCTCGTCTGCTGCCTGCGGTCACGGTCCACCCAGGTGAAGGCCAGGGTGTGGTCCAGCGGACCGACCGGGTAGCTTACGCCGTTGATCTTGAAGTCGCCCGGCGGGTACGGCCGGATCGGGCGGCCCTCGAAGGTGACCGAGTCGGTCGGCGCTGCGCCGGGGTCAAGCGCGCCGCCGCCGGTCGTCGGGAGGATCTTGACCTGCACCGTCTCGCCCAGCACGTACTCCGTCTGGTCCACCGCGTTGTACACGTCCCAGAAGAAGATGCCCTCACCGACCGAGTGCGGGATCGGCGGGGTGTCCAGGCAGCCGCGGCCGACGGTCAGGGTCGAGGTGCCGACGTCGATGGCGTCGACGCGGCACTCCTCCTCGCCGATGCGCACGATGGTGCCCACCGCAACGAGGTCGAGGTCCACGCCGTCAGAGAAGGTCACCTCGGTGGTCAGCGCGTCCATGTCCGTCTGCAGGGTGGCGTACGGGCAGAAGTCCAGGGCGGCGACGTCCTCGAAGCCCGCGCCGGCGTTGGCCGACACGACGGCCTGGATGCCGCCGGGAGGTGCCGAGGCGGCAGCCATCAGCAGGGCCGCGTCGGGCGACTCCAGCAGCATGCCATCAACGTCGGACTGGCCCAGGGTCTGGACCAGCTCGTAGTAGGGCGACTCGAACGGCAGGCGGTGCGGCGATGGCGTCGCTGGCTGGCTCGGGTTCTCCCAGCCGGGAACGTCCGGCACGACCGTGGCCGTCTCGGGGAACGCGAACGAGTCCTCGATGCAGGTGATCTTCACCGTGTTGGACTTGCCGTCACCGAAGGCGAGGGCGGCCACGCGCATCACGAGGTCGTCGATCTCCAGGTCGGGCCAGGTCAGCCGGAAGACGTCGCCGACGTTGAGCTTGGAGGCCGTCCGGTCGGCGTACACGGTGCACGACAGCAGCGGCGTCGACAGTGACCGCAGCGACCGCAGAGCGACCTTGGAGGCGATCGTGGCGTTCGTGAACCCCGGGAACTGGAGCGTGGTGTTGACGACGGAGCCCTGCATCTGGATGAGGGCCTGGTCCTGCACGGTCACGCTGGCGTTCTCGCCGGTCTGGGCGTCCCAGTACACGACGGAGATGGAGTTGACCAGCTCGCCCGTTGTGGGGCGAGTGGCGTTCTCCACCTTCGAGATGTTGTCCTCGTCGATGACCAGTAGGTCGTCCTTGTCGTAGTCGTCGCGGATCAGCTTGAGCACGAACTTGCCGGTGGAGCGGTCCACGTAGACAGAGGCGTTGATGTGCTTCACCACCTCCATCACGAAGTCCTCGATGGGCATCTGCCGGTCCCAGAGCAGGGACATGCCCATGCCCTCGGTGTAGAGCTTGTCGGCGGCAGCCATGAAGGCGTCGTCGTCCACGTCGGCGTCCTGGTAGCCCATGCCCCAGTCGGGGTCAGTCAGGCACTCCCGGATGATATGCGCCGGGTTCATGTCGCCGCCGTTGGGCACGTCCGCCAGGGTGATGCTCAGGTAGTTGCCCGCCTGGTCGCCGGTCGAGTCCTCGGTGTACGCCTTGACGACGACCTCGTACGTGCCGGAGGCCGGGACGGTAAACTCGACCGGGTAGTTGTTGTTGCTCGGGATGGGGGCGTTGTCCCGGTTGGAGGCGCCGATGTAGGCGCCGTTGACCCAGAGCAGGCAGCCGTTGTCCGCGCGCGCCTGGATGACCAGGCCCGCGGGCACATTGTGCACGGTCTTCTTGATCCACACCACGCTGCGATCGACAGTGGGCCAGCCAGGCGGGGTCGGGTAGAGCCACACGTTGCTGTCGGTGAAGGGCAGCACGGCCTCGCCCTGCCAGCCGCTCGTCGGGATGGCGATGTTGTCGTAGCCGGGGTTCGAGTGGTACGGCAGCACCTGATACTGCCAGGGCTCATCCAGGATCGTCGGGACCAGCGTGCTGATCTCGGCTTTCTCGTCGTACCACTGTGGCAGGCCGTTCTGGCGGACGTGGATGCGCTGCAGCCTGAAGCCCCACCGCTTGAGGTAGGGGTTCAGGCCGAGGTACGCCTGGCGCATGACGAAGCCGACGACGCCGCGGAACGCCGGGAGGTCCGCGCCGAGCTGCCCGATCAGGTAGTCGTTGCGGCCCTGGTCGGGACGCCCCATCTCCAGGTCGCACGCGCCGGACACGCCGCCCTCGCGCTGCTCGCCGCCGAACAGACCCTCGTTGGCGACATTGACACGTCCGCCCTCGTTGACGCCGATCCACGCGATGCGCCCGTCGACCGTGATACGGCGCAGGCTGTCTGCCGGGCCGTGGCACAGAATGAGATGCATGCCCAGGTAATACTTGTACCCTACGGTGACCTTCTTACTGCTGCCCACGAGCCACCTCCACTACGCGCTTGGCCATTGCATCTCCCGTCGCCTCCAGCTTCGAGCCGGGGATGCCTTCATGCAGGAAGGCATTCCAGTCCAGCCCGTGCCGCTCGAAGAACGCCCGGGTCCCGCGGCTGCACATGCGCGCCGCCCTGATGTGCTCCATACGGACGAGCACGTCTCCTTCGTCGATCGTCACTTCTTGCCACCCTTCTTCTTGATGGCGACCGTCCGCAGGTGGCCGTACCAGACCACGTTGGGCCCGTCAATATCACGGGTACCGAAAAGGACGGGGATCTCTCGCCCGTCCTCCGCAGTGGGAGCCTTGATGTCGCCCAGGCCAGCCGGCGGCTGGGACTGGGGCTTTGGCATCATCGCCACCGCTACGATCAGCGCGACGACGAAGATGATGGCTGCAATCCAGGCCATAGTCAGGTCACCATGTTATACGATGGACGAACCTCCGAACGGGTTCTTGCTGGGGATCCAGGGGAACCCGCCGTAGTTGTCCAGGTTGTTGAACTTGTCTTTGCACGTGCCGCGGGAGTGATCGCAGCCGGGGTAGAGCCTCACCCCCGGGCCGCCGTACCACTCGCCGTATGCCCTTCCGTAGCCGCCTCCGGCCACGGCCTTGGTCAGCGAGTCGACCGGCCGGATGAGCTCGAGGTTCTGCCCCGAGTGCCGGACGATGTAGCGCAGGACCCCGTCGGGGCTCTTCAGCATGCCACCAGTAAACCAGCCGTCCGGCTGGGTCGCAGCCTCGGGCACGACAATCTTAACACCGTCGACCGCCGTGCACATACCGTCGACCCCGAACTGCTCCGGGTCCAGCCCGCATCCGCGGTGGTAGAGGGCGAAGCGGCAGGAGCGCTGCCAGCGCGCACGCAGGCCGGGGCGGCGGAGCGAGGTGAAGATCGGCTCGCACTCGATGGACACCTGGTCGCCAGTGGCCTTGAAGCTCGCCACGCGGCCCTTCCAGTAGGCGATGAACTGCCCGTCCGGGTCGTTGATGTGCCCGCGGTAGATGGTGACCGTCGTGACCTGGTCCGGGGTGTACCCCAGGAAGGTCCGGGCAAACTCCTGGTCCCTGGCGAACTTCAGGGACATGGTGTCCTTCGTCATGTCGCCCGACTGCGACGTGTTGCCCGGCGCGAGGTGCGTCGGGGTCCACGTGAAGCCCAGAGCATTGACGGGGAACGCTGTGGAGGTGTACCGCCACGAGAGCACGCCCTGCACGAACTGGAAGAGGAAGACGGGCGACCCGCTCTGTACGGAGTCCTCCCTTGCATTGTAGGTCACGGCTCGGGTACCTCCATAACGTTGACCGCCACGTCAGCCCCTCGGGCCGCGCGGTGCTTGATCTCGACCCGGTCGGTGTCCAGGCGCATGTAGGTCATCAGGCAGATGAGCTGCGCGTCGGCCATGGACAGGTTGAACCCGAGCGGCGCGGCGAGGTTCAGGACCTCGTTGCCGGAGAACCCGGCGCTCGCCGAGCTCACCCGCAGGAAGTGCTTGTCGCCATTGGTCATCAGGACCATCACGTCCCGCACGCCGTCGTACAGGTGGTGCCCCACGTTCCTCACGGTCAGCGTGGTGCTGGCCGAGGTCGCGTTGGCCATCAGCACGAAGTCGGCGTTCCAGCTCGGGAGCCAGAAGCCGCGCCAGCGGCCGCGCCGCGCGTCGAGCCAGCCGCGCAGCCGCCACAGGTCGGAGTGGTTGTCCAGGCTCCACGCGACGGAGCCGGTCTGGACCGGGTAGTTGTACTCCGGCTCCCGCCAGATGAGCCCGAGCCCGGAGTCGATCGTCGAGGCCTCCCTGGCGTACCGCTCGGAGACGTCGGACAGCAGGACCGTCCGGTCGTCCATCACGTCGTAGCCGCGGTAGGTGGGGTAGCCAGCGTCGAAGTCGTCGCCCAGGGAGTAGAACTGGGTAGTGATGAAGCGGGCCTGTAAGCGCTTGAGCGGGTTGGTGCCGCGCGACGCCTCGGGCTCCTGGAGGAACTGCGAGGCGCGGACCGGCATGACGTAGGCGAGGCCGTACGCCCTCTCGAGTGGCAGGCTCGGCCACGCGATGCTCGTGCCCGTCATCTCCTCGATCTGACGCACCTCGAAGAAGTCATCCTCCTGCCAGACGATCGCCATGTCGCCGACGCGGTACGGCGCCTCGGTCGTGTCGACCGCGACGGACGTGGCGCCAAGGGCAACCGTGCCGACCCGGGACATGAACTCCCAGCTCGGCACGGCAAGCTCCTCGGCTCCAGCAAAGCGGGCCAGGTACTTTGCCCTGGCCAGCTGCTGGTCATCGACCAGGTACTCGAAGAAGTGCTCCTGGCGCGCCTGGGGACGCAGGGAGATGCGCTGCTCCGCACCCTTGCTGCGGAGCACCTCCGTGAGCCACTCGAGCGACTCGGTGAACTCCCGCTGCGGGATGAAGGGCCACACGACCATCTCTTAAGCTCCCCCTGCTGCCATGGACCGGATGGTCGACTGGTTGCGGCGCACCGCGTTCATGATGATCTCCTCGCCGGCGTCCGAGCCCATGTAGTCCCCGACGACGGCCGTGTCGAATGCGTTGATGATGCGCAGGTTGGTCGGCGCGGCCTGCTGGGCACCACCGCCATTTCCCGCCTCCTGCATCGCCCTGGCCGTGGCCACGCGCCCGGTCACCGAGGCGGGGCCCTTCACGATCTCCGGCCCGTACTCGCCGACGATGCCCACCTTGCCGGCCGGGATCTGGCCGCCCTGATCGTAGGCGCCCGAGTAGTTCGAGCCCTGGATCTGGGAGATGATGGACGCGCCCGCCGCGGCGACCTGCGCCATCGCGGCGAGGTTCGCCGGCCAGCCGAGCTCCTGGGCCTTCGCGAGGCCGGTGGCGATCGACATGGCGGCCTGGGTGATCGAGAAGGCCTTGCTGATGGCGAATAGTACCTTGTAGGTCTTGGACTGCTCGCCAGCGTACGTCTTGGCCAGGTCAGCCAGCCCGCCGAACACGGCCGCGCCGGACTGCAGGAGCTGTTGCTGACGCGCCTGCTCCGCCTGGGCGGTCTCGTCGTCGAACTGCTTCTTCAACCGGCGGAGCAGGTCCTGCCGCTCCAGCTCGGTGACCGACTCGCTCTCGAGGATCAGGGCCTTCTTCCGGTCGTACGCCTGGCGCAGCATCTCCTCCTCGGTGAGGAGGGAGTTGTACAGGCTGTCCCGCTCGGACTGGCGCTGCTTCTCGAGGTCGGCCAGGGCCTTGTCGCGGTCGAGGGCGACCTTGTCCTCGAGCTCCGCGCGGGCCGCCGAGCCCTCGGCCGTGTTGGCACGGATGAGCTCGATGCGTCGGGCGTAGGACTCCTTGATGACGTCCTCCTGCTTGAGCAGGGACTGGCGCAGCGACTCCAGCTCGGAGTTGCCGTACTCCCCCAGCTTCGACAGCTGCTCGGTCCGCTCGGCATCCAGGCGCTTCATCAGGTCCGCGCGCAGGGCGGAGCCCTCAGCGGTGTTCTGCTCGATGATGAGCTTGCGCTTGGCGTAGGACGCCTGGATGGCTTCCTCCTCCGTGCGCAGCGACTCCTGGAGCGACTGGAACTCCTTCTCCCGCTGCTTGCGGGCAGTCTCGGCGGCCTTGTCGACGCCCGAGGACGCGGCCGACTTGCGGTCCGCGCCGACCCGGAACCTCGAGAGCCGGTCCTGGCCCGAGTTGGCCTTGTTCTTCGCCTCCTGGGCCTTGTCGTACTCCTCGCGCAGGCGCCGGGCCTCGGCGATCTGATCCTCGCTGGCCTTGACGACCGCGTCGCGCTCCTGGAGCGCGGCGTCGATCGAGTCCATGCGGGCGTTCTGGATGCCCTCGAGGCGCTGCTGGAATCGCTGGTAGGACGCCGCGATGGTGTCATCGTTGAACACCGCCAGGGTGGCGTCTTTCCAGAACTGGACCGACGCGACCATCCTGTCCATGCCGGCGGCAAACTCGACCGTGAGGATCTGGACGATGGCGCGCAGGTTGGAAGGCAGCTGCTTGAAGGCGTCGATGAGGAAGTCCACCACGCCCTCGCCCTCGTCCTCCCATTCACCGAAGTTGTCCTTGATGAACTGGGTGACGATGGAGATGGTGTCGTCGATGTCCTTGCCCCACTCCGCCCACTGGACAGTCTGGGAGTTGAGGAGCGCCTCCATCTCGCCGGAGGCGATCATGTCGGTCAGCTCCTGCAGGGCGTCGGTCGCCATGCGCACCGCGTCCTCGATGACGTCGCCGATGCCGGACTGTGAGATGGTCAGGAACAGCTGGTCCCAGGTGTCGCCCAGGTTGGCGATGGCGCCGTCGAGCGAGTCCATGCGGCGCTCCATGGCACCCGCAAACTCGTTCTCGCCCAGCTTCGTCAGGTACTCCTCGATCTCGGCCGCGTTGTTGCCGATGGTGGTCGAGACGCCGCGGAACGTGAGGGACACCTGGTCCCCGTTCTGCTTCGCCTTGATGCCGAACTCCTTCAGGCGCTCGAACTCGCCAGTGGCCGCGTCGGCCACGGCCTCGATCATCTGGTTGAGGTCCTTGCCCATCGCGCTGGCAGTGTTGCCGTACGACTTGAGCGCTCGCTCGCTCGGATCGAGGCCCAGGTTCACCAGCTTGGTGAAGCCCTCGACCGCCTGGTTCAGGTCGTACGGGGTCTGCTGCGCGAACTCGCGCAGGGCGTCGAACGCCTCGGCGGCGTTCTCGGAGGACCCGGTGGCGGTGATGAGGCCCGCGTTGAGCACGTCGAACTGGCGCTGGACGTCGACCAGCTTGTTCAGCGTGCCCATGACGCTGACGGCCGCGGTGAGCGGCCCGATCAGCTTGGTGAATGCTCCCATGAGGCCGGAGGTGGCCTTCTCGGCGGAGCCGCCGGACGAGGCCAGGCCCTTCAGGCGGGAATCCGCCTGCTGGACCTGGAGGGACTCGATCTTGATTGCTAGGCTAGCTACGTCGGTCATGCTGCACCTTCCAGAAGATTCGATCGAGGGACTTGATTAGCTCGGATTCCCAACCCTTCAGGCGCTTGCCTGTCATATTCGACCAGGCTTGCATCTCGGCATACGTCAGCGGCTCACCCGCAAACACCTCCCTGAACCATTCCCACAAATACCGGAGCTCCTCGGGGAGCTCCGGTGCGTCAGCCAGCTGTGGCGGCTTCCGCTTCAGCGTTTTCCAGACCTGCATGAGCGAGGCACGCAAGGTCTGCTTGGACCCCTTGGGGGTCAGGTCGAGTCGGAACTCGTGCTCGGCGAAGGCTGCGAGGCGCTCGACCCTTTGGCGAAAAAAAGGGCGCGCTTGCTCGCCGCGGTGTCGATGGCGTCCATGATCTGCGGCGCTTCGCGGAAGAAGTCGGCCACGGTCTCGACGGTGCAGGGGCGGTCGAAGGACCACTCCGTCACCAGGGAGGCCACCAGCCGGCGCTTGCTCAGGGCGATCTCGCTTGCCCGCTCCGCCAGGTCCTCGATCTGGGCGATGCGGAACGCGTCCCGCTGCGCCTCTGCGTTCGCCGTACGGAACGCGTCGGAGTCGATGCCCAGTATCCGCACCCAGTGCTCGCTCTTCGTGCCCTGCGGGGTCCACAGGGGCAGCTTGATGCCCTCGTTGGCCTTGCCGCGGGTGAAGAAGGCATCCATGCCAGCTGCCGCCCCCGCGGCCTTGTCGTTATCGTTCATCTCTTGCTTCCTCTCCTTCGTGGAGCGAGGGCTGCTTACGCAGCCTCGCGGTCGATCATCAGGTTGGTGCCGGTGGTCGGGTCGAGCAGGGCCTGGAAGGGCATCGCCAGGGTGATCGGGCCCTCGCCGTCGACGTCGGGCTGGCCGCCGGTGTACTTGATGCGCGGCAGGGTGAAGGTGTACTTGTTCCCCGCGCCGTCCGGCAGCTCGAACACGATGCTCGACTCGGTCTCATTGATGAACTTGTCCAGCAGGGCGGAGTTCTCGAAGTACGCCGTCACCTGGCCGGTTACGTTCGAGCGGCCGATCGACGGGCGGATGGACTGCTTGGAGCCCACGACGAAACGCGCCTCCAGGGCGTTCTCCAGGGACAGGCTGATCTCGGTGATGACCGCGATCGGGGTGCCCGCCTCGTTGAGGGTGCCCGTGAACGAGTCCAGCGGCGAAGTGGTCGTCGCGGCCGCATAGGTGGCGCCCGTGATGATCGTGGTGCCCGTCGCCATGTTCTGGCCCAGCACGCCGAAGGTGCCGGTAATCATCGCATTGGCGTTGATCGCCAGGGCCAGCGTGTTGAACTCGACGCCCGTGAAGCGGTGGTACGGCTTGTCCACCGACGCGATGTCACCGAAGAAGCGCTCGATGGTGAAGGAGCGGCGGGTCACGCCGGCCTTCAGGCGGTCCACGTCGGTGCCGCCGCCGTCGACCTCCCAGGTGCCGAGCATCACAGCCTCGAGCAGGTCGTCGAAGCTGCCGTACGAGAGCTCGATGCTGATGTCTCCGCCGACCTGGTAGGCGCCGTGGCGGAAGTCGGCGATCTGGCGGTCGTCGCGGAGCTCCTCGGACTGCAGGGACTCCTTGGACAGGCCGAGGGTGGTGCCGGTGTGGCGGATCATCTTGAACGCCGGGGTCGCCGGGGTCTGACCGTAGGTCGACTCGGCGATGTAGCGCATGGAGTGGCGGCTGCCGTTTGCCATGGTATGTTCTCCTGTGGAGTAGGATCAGTTTCGGGATACCCTGGCGAACCAGGTGACGGTCATGCTCACGCGGTACCAGCCATCGACCTCACGCCCGCGTGAGCGGCCGCACGAGGCCACCGTGAGCTCGACTCCGGAGCTGGCAAGTCGCTTGCCCGCCTTGAAGAAGTCCGTCAGCTCGTCCGCCTTGGCCGTCACGGCCGCCTCGCCGGTGTTGAGTGGGTAATTCAGGTCAATCTGCAGGATGCCGTCGTGGGCGTCCTGGCCCTCGTCGCCAAGCGTGGCGACCGAGGGCTGGTTCATCAGTACATGCGCCGCGGCCCAGGGGCTCTGGTCCGTCGGCTTGGTGAAGGGGGAGTTCTCGGCGGCGTAGGGCAGGTCGAGCGGGGAGTCCTCGACACCCTGCATCAGCGCCTTCCTGAGCCCGTTGAACGGGTTGACTGCCATACCTACTTCCCCTTATCCACTGAAGGCCCTGGCCTTCGCTTCCACAATCCGCTTCCAGGAGGCCACGTGCTTCCGCACCATGCCCTCCGGGGCCTGCTTGCTCCACCCGTCGTACTCGATGCGCTCGGCGTACGGCAGGTTGTTGGTGAACCACACGACGTCGACGATGGAGCCCAGGTTCGCGACCGCCTCCGCCATCGCCGCCGCACCGCCCGGGTCGTCCCGGCCGATCGCGGCGCTGGCCGGCGAGTTGATCGTCGTCTGCCAGTTGCCGCGCAGCCTGCCGGTGTCGACGGGCGTCGCGAAGATGACCAGCTTGAACAGCTCCAGCACCGAGGCGCGGCGCACCTTGTCGATGCGGTCCAGCGTCTTGATGCCGAATCCCCTGAGCTGGCCCTGGAAGCTGGCCATGCCTTACCTCCGGAGCTGCAGCGAGAAGACGACCGGCGTGCCCGCGGGATCCACCGAGTCGAAGTCCACCACGGCCCACGCCGTGCCGTTCGCCTCCAGGAACGTGTCGCCCCTCTGGGGTCGCTCCGTCGCCTGGATGTACACGACGCGGTCACCACGCAGGATGACCTCGCCGTCAATCATCTTGTCCTCGTAGTCGGTGATGACGCCGACGACGGGGAAGTCCTGGTTGCCTCCACCGGTGACGGTGCCCTCGACCGGGTCCACCGTGACCGGGCCGCCAACCCTGCGGAGGATGCAGTCCTGCCCGAACTCGGCCAGGAGCGCGTCGACGTCCGCCTTCAGCCCCACGTAGTCGAAGGTAGCCATGCGGTCAGCCTCGCGCCACTTCGCCGGAGTTGCCCGAGGCGATCAGGCCAGCCTGCTGCAGCGTCAGCGTGACCTCCGGATACTGCGGCGTGGTCGACGCCAGGCTGCCTCCGGAGCTCTCGGCGAACTTCAGCGAGACCTCGATCGGTCCGACCTTCTTGGAGCTCTCGGTGACCTTCTGGCCGCTCGGGTCATACGTCGGGTCCGGCATGAGCGGCTTGCCCGCGAGGGCGCGGTTCGCCACCATGCAGACCGCCGTGGTGAGGGCCGGTGGCAGGCCTCGCAGGAACGAGGTCACGCCGCCGCGGGGCCACTGGGTGCCCTGCAGTCGGCGCAGCTGCCAGCCCACCCAGCGGTACTGGGCGTCCAGGTAGGTCGTCGCGTTGACGATCGCGGCCTTGAGCTCGTCGTCGGTCTTGGAGGAGAGGTCGACGCCACGGTCCAGCCAGTAGGCGCGGACGGTGTCGGGGTCGGTGTAGGCGTTGGCGCCGTCGACCGTGCCGTCGTTGTCCTGCTGATTGAATGCCATGGCGTCTTCCCCCTATTCGCTTAGTTGCCGGCCTTGGCCTGGCGGGCCTTGGCGCGGGTGTAGCCGGAGGCGATCGCGTCGACCTCCTGGCGGGTGACCTTCTTGCCGGTCAGGCGTTCCAGGTCGTCCAGGCCCGGCAGGTTGTTCGAGGTCCAGTGCGAGTCGACCTCCGGGTCAAGCATGGCGATGGCCTCGGCGAGGGTCGGCTTCGGGGCGTCGCTCAGGTCGGCGCTGGACTTGGTCTCGTCCACCGGCTTGGCGACCACGACCTCGCGCACCATCAGCTCGTCGCCCGCGGTGAACAGGTCGCCGAAGTGAGAGCGCATGGCGTTGACCACGTAGTCGGGGTCGGTCTGCTCGCCAGGCAGGCCGGCGATGGCCTCGTCAAGCTGCTTGCGGGTCGGTGCGCCCTTGGCCTGCTTCTCGGCGCGGAGCTGGTCCAGCTCGGCCTTCTCGGCGGGCACGGCACCATAGAACTCCAGCACGCGCGCCAGGGTGGCGACCTGCTGATCGGAGCCGCTGTAAGTGAACTCGCCGTCCACGAACTCGTGGCCGTTGATGGCGATCGTCTTGCCCTCGTGAGGGCCGATCAGTACGAACTTCTGAGTCTTGCTGGTGGACATGGCGTCCTCTCCTTTCTTGTGGGCCTATAAGCCACTAGGCCCCGCCAGTTTCCTGACGAGGCCCGTGGGTCAGTCGGTGGTCGCCAGCAGGATGGGCGACTCCAGGGTCGCATCCAGCGGGGTCACGACCGCGTCGGCCCACACGCCGTCCGGCCCGCCCGTGGCGGCCGCAGCGGCAGCCCGCGCATTCGCGTTCGCCGCGGCATCGTCGGCCACGACGATGACGGCGTTCACCTTGTTGTTGAGGGTCTGCCCGCAGCGCGAGCCAGACAGGCGTACGTAATACAGTGCATCGGCCATTTCTCGATCCTCCAATACGCGCCCGCCGGCACTAGGGCCGGCGGGCTCATGGGTTGGCCCGCGGCTGGTATTAGCCCGGGATGACGCCCTTCAGGACCGCGAGGCCCTTCTCGCTGAACAGCGCCAGGCCGCAGTACCAGCTGATGCGGGTGATGCTCTCATCCGCATCCTCCTTCTCGCCGACGTACTTGATGTGCATGCCCGCCTGGCGCTCGGCCGTCAGGCCGGCGATGCCGTGGGTGCGGCTGCCGTCGTCGAAGGTGCCGGCGAACACCGAGGTGGCGTTCGACGCGGAGCCCTGGGTCTGGTTGATCGGGATCCAGTCGTTGCGGAACAGCGGGATGCCGCGGTACGCCGGGACCTGACGGCCGGACGCCATGGTGTACACGTCCGCCGGCGAGGTGCCGCCCAGGCTGCGGAGCAGCGCCAGGTACTTGCGGCGGGTGCGGCCGTGCATCATCAGGTAGTCCACCTGGCCGTCCTTGTCGGTGACCAGGTCGATCAGCGCGTCCAGGTCCTCGAAGGACAGGGCCGCGCCGTTCGCGGCGCCGTTGTTGGCGGTGATGGTCTGGCCCGCAGCGACGAGGCCGAACAGGCCGGTCATGTTGTTGGCGGTGCCGTCACCGTTGACCATCTGGTCCTGGTACTTGCGGCCGCAGCTCTTGGCCTTGGACGCGACCTGGACAGCGGTCTGGTCGTTGCCGTCACCCGAGCGGGTGGCCTGGATCAGACCGTTCACCTCGGCGTCGCCGATGATGGTGGTCAGGGTCGAGGTCACCTGGGTGAAGGTCGCCGGTGCCTTGGCGGTGATGGTCGAGCCGACGCCAGCCATCTGGACGTCGCCCAGCACGTTCTCGCGGTTGTAGGCGAGGGCGTTGCCGTCGATGCCGTCGAAGGGCAGCAGCTCGTACAGCTCGTTGACGGTGATGACGTTCTCGATGACGCCAGCGACGAGCTCGTCCTGGGCCAGCTTCGCCGACTCGGCGAGGGTTACGGAAGACATGGTGTGATCTCCTACAGAGGTTGAGGGAATGCTTGGTTAGGTGCCGGATCGCCCGACGATTCGACCCCTAGCCAGGCGTCACGCCTCGGCAGGGTCAGCGAGCGCGGGCCGGGTAATGACCGTGCACGCGTGCCATGGTTCGGGAGTTTGCCGCGACGGTCCCGACCTGTAACCCCATAAACGCTGGCCCAACGCGAGAATCTGAGCCGTCCGGACCTGTCCGGAGCAGCCTCAGACCGAGAAAAGCCTTACGGACCAAGGACTTAGGCCCGATCTGAGCCGAAACGAGCCTTTGGCCTGTCGTTGTCCCAGGAAAACGGCCAGCCGCCGGGGTCGGCCACGGCTCGAGGAACTGCCCCAGAAGGCCTAGAGGCCTAGATGGATCAGCTGCGACAAGCTCCGGATCGGTTCGACAGCCTCATACCAGGTTAAGAAAGGGTTAGATTACCTTTATTTCTTTAGATCTAATAAAAATAATGGAAAATAGTGCTTCCAAGGGGCTCCCTTATCCAACGGAACCCCGTATAATGACCTCACACCAACGACAACTGGTAAACGTCATGATTCAGGACATGCTGGCCAACGCGATGAACAACTTCCACAAGCGCGGTCCGCGGGTGGTCTTCTACCCTCGCGCCACCATCGAGAAGTACGGCGAAGGCCTGCTCAAGGGCTACGCCAAGGTCGCCGTCGAGGATGTCCCTCGCGAAGAGCTCCGCGCCGCCATGGACGAGTACCGCAAGAACACCGATTGGAGCGCTTTCAAGCGTAAAGATTGGGAAGCCGCCTACGCCACCCTCTGAGGACCTACAATGAACAAGCCCACCACTGACAAGGCGAAGGCCTTCCTCGCCAAGAACCCGACCTTCCTCGGCCGCGTCCACGGGGTCGACCTGTACGAGCACCCGACCATGGGCGACGAGTCGCCCTGCGTTGCCATCACGGCCGACGGCCGCGTGAAGAGCACTGACCATTGGGAAGTGCCGAGCGCTGCCGACGGCGAAGACCTCAAGACCCTCTAAAGGAGCAAACCATGGCCGCTGAAGACTTCAAGTACCGCGAGCTCGAGGGCATCGAGCTCGAGGAGCTCGCGCAGCTGATGCAGCTGATGAAGGACGTGGGCATCTCGCCCACGACCCTCCTCTCGTACGCCGTCGCGCTCGACGCCATCGATGGTGCCGAGGACAACGACGTCTCCGTGGAGGAGGCCCTCGAGATGAACCATGAGGCCGAGTCGGACGACGGTGACCTTGTGGACGACCTCCACAGCGACGCAAGGCTGATCCTTGTGCGCATGAACAAGATCGAGGCCCACTGACATGGCCGCCTTCTCATGCAACATCTGCGGCCGTGGTTTCGACTTCGGCGACTGCTCCTGCGACTCGATCCCCGACAAGGAATCCACTAACATGACCGCCAACACGCTTCCCGAAAAGGAGGCCCTCGCGAGGGCCTTCGTCCGCATCCTCCGCGAGACCCTCGGTGACGAGGACTACGCGAAGGTGGTCGCCCTCAACGCGGCCGAGCTCAACCCCGACGTCTGCGCCTCGGGCGACTTCTGTGACTCCAACATGGTCATGGACGCCGCCTTCAAGGAGTTCGGCGTCGACCCGCTGGAGTACGGCTACACCGAGGAGGACGGCATGTCGCAGGAGGTTTGTGACCTGTGGAACTCTGCTTGGGACCGTGGCAAGGAGCTCATGCAGGCGGGCATCTGACCGCCCACAAACAGTGGCATAACGCTGCCCAGCTGGGTGGCACGATTAGTTGTACCCTCAATCCAACCAAGGAGATTCCAATGCTGGACTTCGATGACTTCGACTTCCCCGACGACTACCTCGACGCCTTCGCGGAGGCGGCTTTCGCCAAGCTGCTCTCTCGGTTCAAGGTGCCCTCGCACGCCATCGCCGTGAAGCGCGGCTGGTCCACGCTGGTCGGCAACTCAGCCCACCCCATCACGGCTCCGCGTGGTGGCGCGCCGTGGTCCGAGGAGGAGGAGCGCGACCTGCTCGTGGCCGCCGCCGGCAAGATCAACCTCACCAAGCTGGCGAAGGCCCACGGCCGGACCGAGCACGCCATCGCCTGCCGCCTCGAGCAGCTCGGCGTGGACCGCACGACCATCGTGGCCTCGGACTTCGAGCCCATCGTGGACTTCAAGACCTCCTCCGTGCAGGTGTCCGGCGTGACGTCGGAGGCCCAAGCGCGGCAGGTCGCCCAGCAGCACCTGCTCGACGAGATGCGCGGACCGAAGCCCCGCATCGCCAAGACGAGCCCGGAGTCCCGCCTGCGGACGCTGCTGACGATCGCCATGGGCTTCTCGAGCCCCGCGGCCGTGGCCGCTCTCCCACCTCCGGACGTCACGTTCCTGCTGGTGGACGACCTCATCACGTTCGACCCGACCGGCCTGCAGCCTCCGGGCCTGACCGACAAGGGCAAGCAGCTCGTCGACTCGCTCGTTGGCCGCTCGACCGCCAGAAAGTCGGCCACGGTGTCGTGGGATCCCGCGCGTCAGACCTCCGTGCTTGAGGACGGCCGCTTCTTCCTCGTGGCGAGCGGCGACGTCTACAAGGTCGGAGGCCCGCACCAGAAGCCCACGCTGAAGAACCCGCCGAAGGTGGTGCAGGACCGCGGGCAGACGGCCGAGGCCGAGGCCCTGCGGCTGGCCAAGGAGAACCCCGGCGCCAAGTTCTTCGTGCTGCAGGCGGTGTCAGTCCACGAGGTCCCGCCGCCCAAGCCGACGCCGGCATACTCCAAACGCGTCTGAGCGCACACTGTCAGACCAGGCCTGCGGGCCTGGTCCTCCATTCCCCCGTCCAGGAGGTTTCAAGATGAAGACGCAAGAGAAGTTCACCCCCTTTTACGGGGGCGTGTTCAGCCAGTGGTACCACTCGCCGATGGTCATCGACGGCGTGGAGTACAACTGCGCCGAGCAATACATGATGGCGCAGAAGGCCCTACTGTTCGGCGACCTCGTCCGGCACCGGGCGATCATGGCGACCGCCAACCCGGCGGAGCAGAAGGCCATCGGCCGCCAGGTCAAGGGCTTCGACAAGCGCACGTGGGAGGTCGTCGCCCGCGACGTCGTCATGCGGGCGAGCCTGCACAAGTTCACCAGCGACCCGAAGCTGCGGGCGAAGCTGCTGATGACCGAGGGCACCACCCTGGTGGAGGCGAGCCCGACGGACGTGGTCTGGGGCGTCGGCCTCGACGAGGGCGACCCGCGGGTGCACGACCGCGCGGAGTGGCAGGGCACCAACTGGCTGGGCCAGGTGCTCAACGACCTGAGGGACAGCTTGCAGGCCATGTCGTCCTGCAGTCACGCGTAAAAGAGGAAGGGCGCCCGTAGGCGCCCTTCTTCCGTTCCGACCGCTGGATCAGCGGCGCTTGGCCAGGCCGGCCGCGATCTTCTGGACCGAGGTCATCTCGCCGGGCTTGTTGGCCGGCGGCTTGTTGCCGGAGCCCGGCGGCTTGCCGCCACCGTTGGGCGCCTCGCTCTCGAAGGCCCGGCCGAAGGTGGCGTGGCCCTTGAGCTCCTTGACCAGGTCCTCGACAGTCATGAAGCCACCCGACGCGTTGCCGCGCGGGTCGCCCGACTCGTCGACCACGCGGACCACGTAGTCCTCACCGTCGCGGATGACCTTGGTGCGCGCCGCGATGTGCGGGAGCAGCAGGTCAGGCACGCCCTTGTGAGCAGCGATCGCGGCCACGGCTGCGGAGTTCACCAGGTACTTCTGGAGGGACTTGCTCATGGTGGCGAGCTCGCCATCCTTCGCCTGCAGCTTGGTGTTGAAGCCAGCCTCCAGGTCGCGCTTCATCTTGTCCCAGTTGACCTTGCCGTCCTTCGACTCGCCGAGCACCTTGTTGACGGCCGACTGAAGCGCCTCGGCGTTGGTGGCCTCGTCGCCCTCGAGACCCAGGAGCTGGCCGATCGCGGCGAAGCCCGACAGGTCGGGGCGGTTCTTCTTGGCCTCATCGGCGTCGCGTCGCGCCGCCTTGAGGGACTTGTTCAGGCCGTCGACCGCGCCCGCGGTGGCCTTGAACGAGTCCTGCAGCACGTAGCCGCCCTCGCCCTCGGCGTAGAAGCCGCGGAACTGCTCGGGCACCTTGGCCACGTCGTCCACGGTGGGGTTCTTCAGGAACTCGAAGTCCATCTTGCTCTCCTTCTGCGCATCACGCGCTGGGTTGTTTGGGCGTCGCGCCCGGGATGTTCAGGCTGGCACCATAACGCCGGCGCCAGGCCCGCGCGAGCCAGCGTTCAAGCAGAAAGAGAAAGCCCGCCATCGCGGCGGGCCTCTTGTCACAGGGAGCCTGGCAGCTCGGATCCCAGATACTTGCCGAGGGCGTCATACCAGCCTTCCCTGGTGATGGGACTTCCCGCCACCGCCTCCAGGTCTGCCAGCGCGACCTCGCCGCGGGCCGTCGACCCGTCCTTCCAGCGGGTCAGGGTATAGACCCGACCCAGAAGCGCCTGGTAGAGCAGCTCCGGCACTGCGTCCGGGTCGTCCGGCACGCCTGGGGCGAAGGAGGTCTTGTCCTCCCAGTCCGGCCCCGGCTCGAACTCGTTCTCGTCTGCCATCTCTTAGATCTCCGTCACCGTGATGATGTACTTGCCGCCCTCCTGCTTGACCTCGTCGACCTGGAACCGCGTGCCGGGCATGAACAGCACCTCGCGCTCGCCCTGGTACTGCGAGTACTGGGAGATGTTCACGCCCGTCTTGCCGTTGATCCGCATGTAGACGTTGCCGCTGAAGGCCGCCCGCTCGCCGTAGGACGACGACACGAAGGCCGAGTCCTCGACGACGGCGCCCTTCCTGTACGTCGACAGCATGGCCTTCAGCTTGCCGTCGTCCAGGGTCATGCCGCGCGTGCTGAGGCCTTTGTACTTGGGCATCTTCGCCAGGCCGTGCTGGGCCGCGTCCACGTAGGCCTGCAGGTGCGGGTCCGACGAGTACCTGCCGCCGCGGAGGGCGCTGTTGAGTGTGCGGTAGGTGGATCCAGTATACGCCCGGACGGCCGCGACTTCCTCCGCCGTTAGCTCCGGGAGCCCCATCGATCGCTGCTTCGCGTTGATCGCCTGCACCTGGCCCGTCGGCAGGCTGCCGGCGTACTTCCTGACGCCGGCCGCGCGCTGCTCCGCGGTGTAGCGCGGGGGAGGCGGCAGGCCGTCCCGCGGAGTCGAGGCCGGACGCACTGGCGTCATGTCGACGGATGCGGTCGAGGCCACGGAGGGCTTCGCCTGCTTAGCCGCGGCCTGGGCCTCGGCAAAGCTCATCTGCGGGACCGCACCCTTCTTGAGCTCGTAGTCCGCGGCCTCCTTCAGCTTCACCTTCATCGTGGCCGAGGGCTCGTAGCCCGACATCTTCTTGACCAGCTTGTTGGTGTTGATCGGGCCGAGGCCTTGCTGCTTGGCCTTTTTGTACGCCTCCAGGGCCGCCTTGCCGTTCGCAGGCAGACCGGACATGAAGGCCTCGATCTTCTGGTTGGCGACGAAGCCCTTCGGCGCCTGGAAGGCGGCGTTGAGGTACGCCTTGCCCGCCGCCTTGGCGGTGCCGACCTGATACATGGCCAGCTCCAGCAGGTCGGACGCGCCGGGCTGCTGGATCGTGCCGAAGACGGACTTCATGGCGTCGAACGCCTGGGAGGGCGTGCCGCCTGCCGCGACGACCGACTTGACCTTCTCGAGGGCCTTGCTCGCCGTCGGGCCCAGGGTCTGGCCCAGCAGCTTCGGCGGCTTGACTGGCCCGGACACCGCGGCCTTGACGGTCGACTGCTCCGCAAGGGAGACCGCGTGGTTGTAGGAGACCGGGCTGGCCTTCTTCCAGTTGGACTTCCAGGTCGCGATGTTGGTGACCTTGATGTCGCCGGCGTTGGCTGGGAACTGCTTCGCCAGGGTCTCCGCCACGGACTTGTTGTCCAGCACGCCCTTCTGCATCAGCTTGATGGCCTCGTCCTTGAGCTGCGACGAGGTCAGCGTCAGCACGGATGGCTGGGCCGCCACGACGTCAGGCGCCGCGATCGCAGCCTGGCCGGACGCGGGGACCGGCACGACGTCGGGCAGCACCTTGGCGTTCACCACCGGCGCGGCTGCCTTGTTGGGCAGCAGGCCCTGCTTCTTCAGCTCGGACTTGTAGGAGCTGATGGAGGCCAGCTTGGTCTTGGCGTCAGGGAACTCCGCCAGGACGGACTTGAGCACCTGGTCGTCAGGCATGCCCTGCTGCAGGAGTGCCTTGGCCAATGAGCCAACCGAGGTGTGCTTGCCAGCCACCTCGAAGGGCAGGACGGGACCACCAGGCAGAGGGGCCTTGGCGGCAGCGGCCGGCAGCGGAAACTTCTTGGCCATGGCGTCCTTGGCGGCCTGGACCGCTGGGCCGAAGGCCTTGTTGAACTCCACGGCAGAGAGGCCCTGGGACGTCAACGTGCTCGGGCTCACGGCCTGCGCGTAGACCTCCGCCACGAGCTCGTCAGCGCTCGACAGGTAGTACGAGTACAGCTTTCGGGCATCCGGGGACAGGCCCTTCGCCGAGGCCTTCAGGGCCGCCAGAACCTCGTCCGGCAGCAGCAAGTCGTGCTGCTTGTGCAGCAGGTGGCCGAGCTCGTGGGCGGCAATCTGCTTGGCCTGCGCCGCGGGTACGGCAGCCAGCTTCTTCCCGCTCAGCACGACGCCCTTGCCGGCCTGGTAGTAGCCATACGCGCCGGGCGCGCCATCCAGGTCGTCGACAACGGTGGACCACTGCCCGCCGATCGCGTGCTTGAGGTTCGGCGCCAGCGAGTTGTCCAGGTCGGAGACGACGTCGGCCACGGCCTTGGCCTGCTTGAGGGCACCGGCCGGTACCTGCGCTGCAGGCCCCAGGTTGAGCGCGCCTGCCTTGTTGAGCTCGGACTTGTAGGAGGCGATAGACGCCATCGAGGTCGACGCGTCCGGGTACTCCTGCTTGATCTGGTCGAGCACCTGCGCGGGGCTCATACCTTGCTGCAGGAGCGACTTGGCCTTCAGGCCGACGCCCGGCTGGACGACGTTCAGCTTGTCTCCCTCCAGCTCGGCCTTGAGCTCCGCCAGGGAGTAGGGCTTGCCCTTCTCGTCGACGAACTTCTCCAGGGGCATGCCGTCGCGGAACAGCTGGGCCTTGCCCTTGCCCAGGACCTCGTCCTGGAACTCCTTGGACTGGCCCTTCAGCCAGGTCTGGTAGTTGGTGGAGGTCGGGGCCTGCCCGATGTTCTCGTCCGCCCACTTGTCGCGGCGCGCCTTGATGGCGGCGTTGCGCTCGGCGGCGGACATGCCCTTCCACTTGTCGCCGGCCTCGTCCTTGGCCTCCTGGCGGAAGTCGATCTCGCGCTGGCGACGCGTGCGGGTATCCGTCACGGTCGGGCGGTCGCCAACGATCTCCTCGCCGTACAGCACAGGGGCCACGGTGGAGCGGCAGTTCGGGTGGGCCGGCGGACGTGGGCCCTTGTCAATGGGGTAGACCTCGCCGTCCCGGCTCTGGCAGACAGGGGAAGTGCGGCCGTCCAGGGTAGCGACCCAGCGGACGCCGCTGATGACGTCAGCATTGGCGTCCCACGTGGCCTGGCGCGCGGCCGTGGACACGTGGTTGGTCGCCGTGCGGGCGATCATCTCGGCCTCACGCCGGGTGGTCTCCAGGACGCCGTCCTTGTAGCCGTTGGCCTTGGTGCCGCGGATGCGGGCCACCATCTGGTCGATGGTCTCGCCCTGCAGCACGCCCAGCCTGATCTGCTGCTCGATGCGGGAGACGTCGTTCGCCGCCATCTTGCCGAGCCAGCCCTCGAGCGGGATGCCGTTAATGGGCGAGCCGGACACGGCCTTCAGCACGACGGGCGGGACGGAGCTGAAGGCGACCGCGACCGGCGTGGCGCCCTGCAGCATCGACACCTCCCAGTCGGCCTCGGTCTTCGCCAGGCCGTCCATGTCCTCCTGCAGCTCCGACTGGATCTGCTCCGCCACGGCAACGCGCATGCGGCGCACCTCGGCAAGCAGGGCCCGGATGCGGGCCTCGGACGTCTCGGTCAGGCCCGACTGGAGCAGCTTGACCAGCTCGGCGTCGCTCTCAGCCAGCAGGCTCGCGGCCGTCTGCGCCTCCCCCTGGGAGAAGCGCAGCAGCTTGATCTGGTGCCTTACCGTAGCATCCAGGATCTCCTCATTTGCGGTCTTGGCCATCACTCATCGTCCGGGGTGGGAGGCTGGTTGCCGGGGTTAGCCGGGTCGGGCGGCTGGTTGGCCGGGTCGTTGGGATCGTTCGGGTTGGGAGGCTGGTTGCCGGGCAAGGTCTGCGTGCCCTGCCCGCCGCCGAACATGTCGCCCAGCGCATCCTTGGCCTCCTCGGCGAGGAACTCCGCGTCCTGCTCCTCGTCGAAGTCGTCCGACAGGATGGAGCGCTTCTGCAGCTCGTCCAGGTAGGTCTTGCGGGAGATGTCCCGGGCCGCACGCGCCTTGTTGAGGGTGTCCAGCTCGGCGGCGTCGGCCTCGCTCAGGTCCACGTCGTCGTTGATCTGGACGGAGCCGCCGTCCTCCTGGCCGATCCAGTCCGCCGTGTACTGCATGGCGAGCTCAACGCAGTCCTGGAAGTCACGGACCGTGGCTGCCAGGTAGGACGAGCTCTCGGCCGAGTCCAGGGCACGCCCGGTCGCCGTCTCGTCCCCCGGGCGCTTGCGCATGTACTCCGCGCCGTAGGTCGCCATCTGGTCCTCGAGGGACTCCAGGTCGGTCTGGCCCGCGGCGATCGCCGCGCCGGTGTGCTCGACGTAGTACCACTTGCCCTGTACGTCGTCGGTGGTCAGGAAGTTGTTGGGACCGATCGTGACCTTCTGGTCTGCGGGCACGCCGGCGGCGGCGAGGATCGGGAAGCGGGACACCGTGAGCACGTTGCGCTGGTCGCTCTTCGACTGCCAGTGCTCCACGTTGAGGTAGGCGAGGTCGGCCAGCGGCGGCTTGCACTCCATCAGGCCCACGCGCTTGCCGGCGTAGAAGGTGACCAGGGGGATGTAGTCGAGGGTCGTGGTGCCCTCGCTGTCAATGGCCCACTCGTCCTTCTTCTCGTCGACCAGCTTCCAGAGCTGCCACAGCCCGGGCTCGAGGACGCGGATGCGCTCCACCTCGACCTCCTCCCAGCCAGACTTTTCGACCGTGGTCTCGCGGATGCGGACGTGGGTAAGCACCTCCTTGCCGTGCACCACCATCGAGTAGGCCGCGATTAGGCACTCGGGCTTGATGTGGACCCAGTAGGGACGCATGCCCTCGTCGCGGTCGTCGGCGAGCGTGCGGGGCACGACGTTGCCGGCGTCGTCGACGCGCTCCTCGGGGGTAGGGTGGTCCACCAGCACGTGGGAGAAGCCCTTGGCCCAGCCCTCGCGGAACCAGGTGCGGCAGAAGGCCTGCAGGTTGTTGCCCTGCATGTCGATGTCTTCGGCGTACTCCTCGAAGACTTCCGGGGCGTCGTCGCCCAGGACCACGGCCTCGCGGAACGGCTTGCCTGCCAGGGTGTCCAGGGTCTGCTCGGTCATGTTGAGCAGCGTGGCCCGCTCCAGGCGGGCCTCGTAGTTCTTGTTGGACTCGTTGTCGTACTGCGGGAGGTACTCCCGCGACCGGCGCATGGTCTCGGTGCCGCCCAGGAGGGCGTCCATCATCTTCCAGCGCGGAAGCATGCGCGTGTAGGCGCCGGACGGCGTTGCCACCGTCGGCTTCTTCTTCTGACCGTCGGCCATCGTCGGGCTCCTTGGGCTGTGGTTAGCGGATGCTCGCGATGGTACACCGGGAGGCCGCTGGTTGTGAGCCAGCGACCGCCCGGCCCGTCACATGTCGCCCGGGTGACGCTCTCCCTGGAAGATGGGGAAGCGCGGCGCGTCCTTGCTGCCGTTGAGGAAGAACTTGTACTTGACGACGCGGCCGAGCCAGTAGGCTTGCGTGGACCAGATGAGGTCGCGCTGCGCCTGGTTGAAGCCAGAGCCGATGTTGAACTGCACGCCGGCGAAGGGCCCGTTGATCGCCCGGACCACCAGCGCGCCGAGCGTGCCGCCGCCGTATTTGCCCTCCTTGCTCGTGCTCCGCTCCGTCAGCCCGAGCGCGCTGGTCGTGGCCTCGTTGGCGTTGCGCATCAGCTCTTCGAAGCCCACCACCTCGGCCTCGCCGTCCTCGAAGCGCTTGAGCTTCATGAGGTCCTGTGCCCGCAGCGTGCCGCGGCCGTGCTTGTAGGGCGACAGGGCGGAGCGGAGCATGATGCCCTCGTAGCCAAGGCCCAGCCGCCACTGCTCCAGCTTCTCCACGTCGGCCGCGCTGTCGAGCTCGTGCTGGTGTACCAACTGCAGGGGCCCACCAAGCGCCTTGATCTTTGCCGCCGCCAGCTTGTACCGGTGACGGAACTCCAGGGCCGGGTCGGTGCAGTCATCAAAGACGTGGAACTGGAACTCAGGCGTGCCTTCGATCGACATGACGCCACGGGTGGTGGCGTTGAAGGCGAGCTCGGAGCACGGGTCGCCGACGATCAGCTCCCCGTCCAGACCGTCGTACCGCGCGTGGCCGAGCACAGCCTGCACGTGGCGGTTGGGGATGGGCTTGAGGTTGCGGCTCACCACCCGGCCGCCGAGCACGATGGCGCGGATGCCGTCCAGCTTGTCGGAGCCGAGCAGCGGGTAGGTCAGCTTGTCCAGCGACTCGACAGTCGCCGCGAGCATGGGTCGGAACTGTGCCATCAGAAGTCTCCCGGGGCTACCTGGAAGCAGGTGACGCCCTGCTCCCTCCACATAGTGACGACGGAGGAGCGGTCGTCGAACACGGCCACGAGCCTGCCGCGGTCCGCTGGGTCCATCTCCTCGAGCCACGAGCGCTTGAGCTTGACGTCCGGCTGATGGTCGCGGGCCTCGCGCATCCTCAGGAGGGAGTGCTGCGGCAGGTGGACGCGGAGCCACTCCTCTGTCTCGAGGCGGACCTCGTCGGAGCGGCCGGACCACACCCAGACCTCGGCGCCGGCGAGGTACAGGCCTAGGGCCGTGCGTACGACGGGCTGGTTGGGCAGGTCCGCGGGGCAGGCGGCGTAGAACTCGCGCCACCGCTTGGGTGTCGACTCGACGAGGTGGCGCCGGTGGTCGATCGAGGCCAGCGTGCCGTCCAGGTCGAAGATGTACAGGGGCTTCAGGTCGGGGCGACTCATTCCACGCCCTCCATCAGCTCGCGTACTGCATTCAATCCGGCCGAGGCCTCCGCTTCGGAGTGCTCGCCGCGCTCCACCATGCGCTCGATGCGCGCCTTGACGTCCGCCAGGGCCTGGTGGTAGCCGCCCTTGGCCTCCTCGAGCAGCTCGATCAGCTGGAGACCGCGGCCGCCGTAGCCATCCTCCAGCAGGTGGGCGATCCGGCGGGCCGAGTCGTCTGCGCTGGATGCCGCGGAGACCATCCGGTCCGCCGCGTCGGAGGCCGTGCGGGCCGCCCGGTTCAACAGTTCCTCGTTCATGTCTTTCTCCTGTGTAAATGAAGAGGGGGAGACGCCTATCATGGCGCCTCCCCCGATCAGCTCACGCCATCATTCCATGCGGTCGATGACGTAGCGCGCCGTGCCCTGGGCCGTGCGGACCCACACCTCGGCCGGCGAGCTGTCGCCCACGCGCAGGCCGGCCGCGTTCTGCGTCCCGCGCGGCAACTTGGCAAGGGCCATGCGGCGGGAGTGGGCCTCCACCGTGGCGCGGACCTCGTGCAGCTCCGACCGCAGGCACTCCGGGAAGAGGGCCAGGGTGGAGGAGCGCTGGTCAGCCGCACCCTCGATCATCAGGATGGCCGAGGAGCCATGGTGCCCGCCGTTCAGGCCGCGGCCCCACTGGGACGGCTGGAGCGTGATGCCCACGACCTTGGAGCGCCCCGAGCGGAGGCCCCAGTTGGACGCCGGCGAGCCGTTGTGGTACACGTACCAGGCGAACGGGTTGCGGCACTCCAGGGAGTCCCACTGCAGGATCGGCGGGGCGTCCGGGTCGACCGCCGTGGTCAGCGCCACGAAGTTGCCGTGGTGCGGGACGACGACCTCCATCTCGATGGCCTGCGGCAGCACGTCGCGCTGGAAGCGGGCATAGGTGATCGGCTGCGCCCTCGTGCCCAGCAGGGCCTTCTCGGCGCCGGTCCTCTGGTGAGCGAGCAGGTGGCCGAAGATGCCCGTGTCCTTCGCCTTCTGCTGGGTCGGTTGCCACTCGAACACGACTTCATCGGCCCGGGCGTGGCGGCGCTGCAGGGACGGGCCGAGGCCCAGCCGCTCGAACAGCCGCTCGGCCTGCGCCACGTTGCCTGCGCTGACCTCCTTCGTCGGGCGCTGGTACTTCAGCGGGTCCATGCGCTCGGCATGCTTGCGCTCGACGGCCGACTGGGAGATGCCGGAGCGGACGTCGTCGATCAGCGCACCAAGGGCGGAGGAGCGCGGCGTGCACCAGCCCACGGCAGCCATGGCGACGGCGAACCACAGGCGGCGGTTGCGCGCCTCGCCGCGGATGCCCACGACGGCCTTCTGGGTCTGCACCAGGAAGGACGCCATCGGCAGCAGCTTGTCGGAGCGGGCCAGCGAGCCGTGGGTCAGCATGCCCTGCACACGCTCGAGCTCGTCGAGGCGGAAGTCTTGCAGCGCGCGGTCCAGGTGGCGGCGGTTCTCACGCTGCTCGGCGGCGATCTGGTCCGCGTCCTTGACGCCGGAGTGGGACTTCACGCCCGGGTTGGTCCACAGGTGCGTCCAGCCGCCGGCCTCGCGGTGGCCCCACTCCTTCTCGTCCCAGAAGAACTGGTCGACGACGTTGCCCTTCTCGACGGCCTCGCGCAGGGCCTTGACGACCTTGCGGTACGGATGGCGCGAGCCGAGCTTGGTCTCGTCCCAGATGGCGGACTTGATCCGGCCGTCCTGGTAGATGGTGACCAGCGAGCCGTAGCGGTTGATGAACCCGCGGCAGCAGTTGCAGTTATGGTACTGGCGGTCCTGCGGGTCAAACTGCTGGAGGTAGAGCTCGAACAGGTCGCGGCCGGCGTTCACGCGGAACAGGTTGGGCACGATCTGCAGCTGGGCGTCGTGCAGGGCCGCGTGGATGGTCTGGGTCACGTCGTCGAAGCGCCCCGCGTACTTCGGCACGTGGCCGAGGGCGTGCTGGTGGGTATGGGACGGCGAGGCCGACCCGAGGGACTGCTGGTGCATGGTGGATCTCCGATTTAGCCGGGTGCCGCCAGGCCCGGAAACGAATGAGGGGCGACGTTCACAGTGTAACGTCGCCCCTCCTCGGGAGATGCCATCATTCCCAGCTGGGATGCTGGTCTAGTTGAACGCGTCGTCCCAGCTGCCCGTCATGGCGCCCTTCGAGTAGTCCGTGGCCCGGTTCTCGAAGAAGTTGGTGTGCTCCTTGCCGAAGACGATGGCGTCGACCCACGCCAGCGGGTTCTTGTCGACACCGAACAGCGGACGCTCGCCGAGCTGGGCCAGCCGCTGGTCTGCCGTGAAGCGCATGTACTGCTTGACGTCCTCGGCCGAGAGACCCTGGTTGGCGCCGGTCGCGTACGCCAGGTCGATGAAGGCGAACTCGAGCTCCACCATCTGCTGCGCCACCTCGCGGATACGCTCGGAGTGCTCGGCGGTCCGGAGGTGGGGGTGTTCGGCCAGCAGCTGGTGGTACACCCTCATCATGAACTCGACGTGCAGGGTCTCGTCGCGGATGGACCAGCTCACCACCTGCCCCATGCCACGCATCTTCCCGAACCGGGTGAAGTTGAGCAGCATGACGAAGCTGGAGAAGAGCTGCAGCCCCTCGCCGAAGGCGGAGAAGACCGCGATGTCCAGCGCGAGGCCCTCCAGGCCGTCGCGGCGCTGGAAGAGGAACTCGTGCTTGTCCACCATTTCCTTGTAGCCCATGAAGGCGGAGTACTCCACCTCCGGGATGCCGAGTTCGTCGATCAGGGTCGAGTAGGCCTGGATGTGCACACCCTCGCGGGCGGCGATCGAGGCCATCGCCATGCGCACCTCGACCGGCTTGAACGTCGGCAGGTACCGGTCGATGTAGCCGGAGGCCACGTCGACGTCGGCCTGGGTGAAGAAGCGGAAGATGTGGGTCAGTAGGTGCCGCTCCTCGTCCGTCAGCACGGCGCGCCAGTCCTTGACGTCCTCCGTCATGGGAACCTCGCGCACCAGCCAGTGCATCTGCTCCGAGGCCACGAAGGCCTCGTACGCCCAGGGGTACCAGAAGGGCTTGTACTCCGCCCTCTTGGCGAAGAGGGACGGCTGTGGGTTAGGGATCAGTGTCATATCGTTGGGCCTCCTCAGCCCTCGCACGAGGTGCATGCCTCGCCAAGTCGGCATACTGCACCGCTCACCTCGGGCAGGTCAACCGTCTCTTCCTGCTTGGGCGCCGGGGCAGGCTGGCGCATGATCTCCGGCATCACGCCGACGGAGGTCGCCTTGACCGAGCTGGAGCGGAGGTAGTAGAGAGACTTCAGGCCCAGCTTCCAGGCACGCATGTGGACCGTGTGCATGACCTTGGTCGACACGTCCGCCGGCAGGAAGAGGTTGAGGCTCTGGGCCTGGCAGATGAAGGGCTGACGCTGCGCGGCCAGGTCGATCAGGACGCTCGGATCGGCCTCGGCCGCGGTCTGGAAAAGCTCCTTGTCCGTGTCGGACAGGAACGGCAGGTGCTGCACCGAGCCGCGCTCGAGGAAGATGCTGCGCCAGACGTCGTCCGTGTCGTGGCCGAGCTCGCTCAGCCTGCGGGCCAGGGCCGGGTTCCGCATGACGCCCGTGCCAGCCATCGTCTTCTGGGAGAAGGCGTTCGCCACCATCGGCTCAGTGCTCGGGCTGACGCCGCCGCAGATGATGGAGCTGGTCGCGTTCGGGGCGATCGCCATCAGATGGGCGTTGCGCAGGCCAGTGCCGATGAGGTCGGTCGGCTCGCCGCGCTCCTTTGCCAGGGCCATGGATGCCGCGACAGCATGCGCCTTGATCTCGGAGTACAGGGTGATGTTGAAGGTCGCCGCCTCATGGGAGGACAGAGGCCATCCCTTGGTCTGCAAGTAGGTGTGGAAGCCCAGGGTGCCGAGGCCGATCGACCGCTCGGCGCGTACCGACTGGACGGCCCGCCACATGCCCGGGGGCGCCCGGTCGCAGAAGACCTCGAGCGCGTTGTCCAGCATGGTGACGAGGTCGGCCACGAGCTGCTCGCGGACGTCCCACCAGTCGTCGAGCGTGGCGACGTTGAGGGAGGAGAGGCAGCAGACGGCCGTGCGGTCGGGGCTCGTCGGCAGGGTGATCTCGGTGCACAGGTTCGAGTGGCGGACGCGCAGGCCCTTGGCCTTCAGAGCGGGGTTCAGGTCACGGTTGGCGGCGTCGATGAAGAAGAGGTAGGGCTCGCCGAGCCGGGCGCGCTGCTGGAGCATCTGGACCCACAGGCTGCGCGCCTTCAGGGTCTGGGTCACCTGCTTGGAGTGCGGGTCCACCAGGTCCCAGTCGCCGTCGGTCTCGACGGCCTGCATGAAGGCGTCGGTTACGTTGACGCCATGGTGGAGGTTCTCGTTCTTGCGGTGGACGTCGCCGCCGGTGGGCGACCGCATGTTGATGAACTCGACGATCTCGGGGTGGGACACGTCGAGGTAGACCGCGTGGGCGCCGCGCCGCGTGGATCCCTGGTGGTAGGCGATGGCCTGGGAGTCCTGGACGTGCATGAAGGCCATCACGCCGGGGGTGTCCACTCCCTTGCTGGTCACCTGACCGATGGAGCGCACGTCGCCCCAGTAGGTCCCGATGCCGCCGCCGTTGGTCGAGAGCTGGGCGTTCTCGGCGAAGTTCTCGACGAGACCCACGATGGAGTCGTCGACGTGGTTCAGGAAGCAGCTGATGGGCAGGCCGCGGTTGGTGCCGCCATTCGCCAGCAGCGGAGTGGCGAACATGAACCACTGCTTGGAGGCGTAGTCGTACAGCCGCTGGGCCAGGGCCGCGTCGCCGCCGCTGAAGGCGTGGGCAGCTCGGGCGAAGGCCTGCTGGTAGGACTCGCCCGGCAGGCAGTATTGCTTGGACAGGGTGGCAGTGCCAAACTCGGAGAGCAGGGAGTCGCGCGCGGGGTCGATGACGATCCCCGTCTTCTGGTCGATCATGTGGTGTTCCTCTAGGTCGGTTGTTCGGGTCGAGCGAACGCGCATCGTGACGCGCGCGTGCACCGCGCGTCGACCGCCAAAAGAAAGCCCCGGCCCGCGCTAGGCGAACCGGGGCTCCCAACCCTTCCAACCGATGGAACCGACATGGCCGGGGTGTCCAGGCCCGGCGAGACGAATCATGACGCAGCGGGACGGCCGACAGTGCCACCGTACGCAAACGCGGGTTCCACCCGGGCGCGCAGCCCGCCGACCTTGATGTCCTCGTGCTCGAGGCCTCCCTTGCCGTCCGGGCGCGCGACCCTGGCCTGCCAACCGTGGCCGAACGCGGCGCGCTCCCGCCCGATGGCAACGACCATGTGGGTCACGCCCAGCACGTCGAAGACGGCGCCCACGGGCAGGTTGGCGCGGAGCCAGGCCTCGTCGGCCCGGTCGATCGCCTGGTAGTGGAGGAACTTCTCCTGCTGCTCGGCCGTCATGGACAGCTGGCCCACGGACCTGCGGCCATTATCGCGGAGGCGCACGGCCTCATCAGCCTCCTCGCTGGTGAGGGGCACGACCTCGTATGGGACGAGGCTGGCGGGGTCTACGATCTTCATGGCTTGCTCCTGTGACTGGGAGCTCAGTATACAGGGCCCCGCAATGACAGGACACCATCAAAGACGACAAAGCCCGCGCAAGGCGGGCTCTGAAGGGCGAGATGACCAGCTGCTTGACCCGGCCGAGGGCCACGATAACACGTGCTGGTTTGTGCCGCAGCCCTTGGGCTATCTACTGCGGAATGCGTCTCCCTCCGAAGAGGGTGCCTGCATCTATATGGTTGCGGGAGTGGGACTCGAACCCACGACCTCCGGGTTATGAACCCAGCGAGCTGCCAGCTGCTCTACCCCGCGGCATTGGTGCCCCGCCCTCGGGTGGACCTCCGGGCGGAGCGTGATGAGAGGTTGATCCTACTGCGAGAGCCCAGGTCAGGACGGCGACCTGCATCGCCCCTGAACTCTGCCTAACGCCGTCTCATCGGTCGACGCGTCGGAGGATGGGTGTATGATGCAGGGCGACCTCGGCCACGGATACCATCGTTCGCCGGGCCACCCTGCTGGGTCAGAACGCCCCCTGCCTGACCTCTTTCCGCTTGTGCATCACACGGTAGCGCGCCTCGTCCGCCGAGTGGTCCTCGACGTCGGAGTCGACGTCGTCCGGGTCCTTCTCGTCGCGCGGGATGGGCACGAAGGTCCGCACGAAGTCGGGGCAGCGCTCGCCTACCACGTACAGGCCGGGCGCCTCGCGCGGCACGCCCCTGGGCTGGTCCATCTCGTCCAGGTTGAGGGCGTTCTTGATGCGCTTGCGCACCTGCTCCCAGCCCTGGCGCCTGGTGTTGTCCGCCCGCTCCCACCTGATGCCCTTGGCCCGCATGTCGCGCTCGATGCAGTTGCCGTTCTCCTCGGACCAGATGGCGGGGTCAGCCGGTCCCGGCTTCACTCTGCCCGCCAGGCCCATGCCAATCTCGCGCAGCCTGATGCCCTCGGCAATGTCGGAGGCCAGCATCCGCAGGCCCTCGTTCTCCGTGCCCTTCTTGAGGCCGTACCACTCGGCGATGCGGAACAGGTCGCCCTTGACGGTCCGCATGCGCCTGCCGTCGGGGAAGACCAGGTCCGTGCCGTCCGACTCGGCCCACCAGCCGACCGAGAAGGGCTTGCTAGAGCCCCAGTCGAAGGACCGGTCCACCGTCCAGGTGCGCGGCACGGTGAAGGGCGCCACGACGTGCGTGGTCGTCTTCCACAGGTCGTCGAACATGCCGCCGGACGTGATGTCCCAGCTGCCGTCGAGCCACGCCGCGATCTGCGAGGGGTTCGACGCGGCCGCGCGGATGCGCTGGATGTAGTCCGGGTCGGCGTCCAGGAGGATCCTGTTCTCGCTGATGTGCCCGTGGATGGCGATGCGGTCGGGCTCGCCCGCCGTCTTGATGATCTTGCCCCGCATCCCGGGCAGGCGCCACCGGTTCTTGACCCAGTTGTGCCCCTTGCCGTACGGGTTGGTCGTGGCGCGCACCTTGCGGGGCATGCCCGGCACCGTCGAGCGGCAGCAGGAGAACATCTTGAGGTACATCTCGGAGGTGGCCCAGTTGGTGAGCTCCTCCCAGCCGATCCAGGGGTACGCGTGGCCGTGGTAGTTGTCGTAGTCCGCCGGCTTGTTCATGTACCGCAGGAGGAGCTGCTCCCCGTCAGGGAAGGTCCAGGTGTAGTCGCTCTCGTTGAACTTGGCGCCAGGGAACCACAGCTTGAACCAGGCCTTGCTCTTCGCCACGACGTCGGAGAGCTGCTTGTACGTGGAGCGGAAGAGGATGCCACGCCAGGCGGCACCATAACCCTGCCCCACGTGCTGGCAGAAGTCGGCCAGGAGCGCGTCCGTCTTGCCCGGGCCGCGGGTGCCCTCGTACAGGCACTCGAAGACCGGGCAGGTGAGGAAGAGGACCTGGCTGCCGGCCTGCGGGATCCAGGCCTTGACGTGGCTCTGCTCCTCGGACAGTGCCCTGGCGCTCTTCTTCTTTTTCCAGTGTGGGGGTCGGTATGCCATCACTCCACCTCGAGGTCTCGGTGGCGCTGCGGGCGTACCACCAGCAGGGCTGCGTTGCGGAGCACCATCCAGGCCATGTCCAGGGCGCTCCTGGAGACCCACAGGGCGCACTTGAGTCGGTGCTTCAGGGAAGGGTTGCCTGCCTCGTCGTGCCAGAACCGGTTGGGCTGGGTGACCAGGAAGCCGCCCCGCAGCAGGTGGGCGATGAACACGGGCTCAGCCATCCAGGCGCCTTCGCCCTCCTCCATCTCGGAGAGGATGACCGACCCGCACTTTGCGGCCATGAGGCCCAGGTGCGCAGCCGCCAGCTTGTCCGGGCCGGTATCGGTCGGCACGGATGCCTTGCCCTTGAGACAGGACGCGATGACCTCGCCCTCGGCGTCGGTCCAGACCTCGAGCACCAGGTCCGGGTCGCGCTGGTCGGTGAGGCGGGACTCCCGCGCGTCGCGGGCCCGCTTGATGTCAGTGATGGTTCCCATCGGTGGCTCCCAGGATTCGGGTAAGGGTCTGCTCGGCCTCGTAGGCCTGCTTGGACCAGCGGTTGCGGTCGTCCTTCATGCCGGGCGTCAGGCGCGCGTACCGCGCAAGGCGGGCCAGCTGGGACTCTGCCTCACGCTTGGCCCTCCAGGCGCGCCTGGCCTCCGCCAGGGAGGCCTGGGCGTCCATCAGCGACGCTCCATCTTCGTGGCGCACTCGATTGTCAGGCCGTAGCCCAGGGCGAGCCTGCGCGGGTCGACCTCGTTGCCGCACCCGCAGGCGCATTCCCCATCCTCTCGCGGCGCCCAGCGCTTGTTGTGGGCCGCGGCCTTGCGCCGCTGCGCGTCGATCGTGGCCTCGTCGTGGGCCATGGATTCTGCCGATGCCCGGTCGATCGGGTCGGCGAAGTGGTCAGCTGGTTGGACTTCCATCGGTGTTGCTCCCCTGGTTGGGTTGTAGAAAGGGCGTCCGACTGGACGCCCTGGTGTGGTGCTGCGTTGTGATTATCCCGCAGAGGGCGCGCTGTCTCCGCCCTCGTTGTTCCCGGCGTACTTGGCCTGCTGCTCTGCCGCGGTCTTGGCCCAGGCCGCCGGGTCGATAGCGGCCGGGATGACCAGGACGCCGCCAGCCGCGCCGGAGTGCTCGACCTTGTGGTTCTCGCGGTACTTCTCGGGACGGGCGCCCTTGAGGATGGTCTGCAGCAGGGCGTCGCTGTACTTGCGCACCACGAGCTGCTTCTCCTCGCCGGTGTCCTTGTCGATGACGGTCGTCGTCATGCCCTGGTAGATGACCGGCTCGTCGTAGCCCTCGACAGCGCGCCGGAAGGCCTCGCCCTCGATGCGGTCCGCAGCCTCCTCGATCGCGATGGCGTACATGGTGTCGAACCACTCGGACGACTCCCGCCAGTGCTCGACGGCAGAGCGCGACACGCCGGCCGCCCGGCAGCCGTCCAGGACGATGCCGCGCAGGGCGAAGGCGCGCAGGAAGAGGCGACGCCGCTCCATGCTCAGGCGCTCGGATGGGGAGAGGTCCTGGACCTCCCAGTCTACAAGCTCGAGCTCCGACACGGGGCCGCGCTCGTGGAGGAAGAAGCGCTCCTCCTCCGTCATGTTCTTGACGCCCATGTCGGGGCTCCTTAGTCTCTGCTGGTGCAATGGTCCGATGGTAGCGCTCCCCGGGCGGCGTCGTAAGCCAGCGCCTAGGTCGGGTCCTTCCCAGTCTTCCTTCGTGCGCGACCCTTCGGGGCGTACCGGGAGACGGACTTTGCCTTGTAACTGATGAGGGATGAGGGGCCACGCGCGGCCACCGGACTCGGCCACGGCCGGACCGATCGCGGGGAATTGCCCGGTCGGCGTCACGGGTCGACACGCCCAGGGCGGACTTCACGGCGTATCCCTCAAAAGCCCTAGATTGTCAATCTTTAGTAGGAAGTTTGGTTTATAGGATTAGATTTATCTAAACCTTTATAAAAAGGTCTAGATTAAATAAAGTAATGAATCTAAAGCAGTTTTTCGACCGATCTAGGACTCTAAGGCATCTAAGCCGACTGACGACCTCGCCGCTGTGGTAGTCGGTGTCGTTTTTCCTGGTACAACATCGAGCCAAAGCCTCGTACGGCCCGAATCAGCTCAGATTCCGACTTAACGTATTGATTCGTAAAGAAAAAGCCGGCCTAGAGCTGATCTAGACCGGCTATTCAAGGGGCTTAGAAGGCTCGGATTTCCCTCGCCCGTGGCCGACCGCGCGCCCTCCGTCAGTCGAGGGCGTCCTTGGGCCATGGCACCTTCGCTCCCAGCTTGGCCTCCATCATCTCACGGCAGTCTGCGAGCGACGGGATCTTCGATGCGGACGCGCGTCCCATGCGGTCGACCTTGACCGCATAGTCCGAGTCGGACGGCTTGGTCTGGGTGTTCTCCAGCCTGCCGCCCACCAGCTTGTTGAGGCGCATCCCGAAGGATACCGGGTCGGCCGGCCGGTACACACGCTGGTCCTTGGCGAAGTCCGCGTAGTCCGCCCGCAGGTGCTCCTTGATGATGACCACGCCCGACTCGTGCCAGTCGCCCATGGCGTTCGGCAGGATGCCCTCGAGCAGCTTGTTGTACCACCACCGCTCGACGTCGTCCATCGTCATGACCTTCTGGTCCACCAGAGCTGACGTGGCCGGGACCTCGTCGCGTGGCGCCCATCCTTCAATGTCCCGCGCGAGCAGGTCGAACAGCATGGCCTCGATGCCACCCTCCCGGTACATCTGGCGGTTAAGGCGGCGGAAGAAGTCCTTGTCCCCGCGCCTGCTGTTGTTGACCTGGAACACGGCGAAACGCCGCTCGCCGTCCAGACCCGCGGGGACCACCCAGTCGCCGTTCGCCGCCATGATGATGTGGATCATGTTCTTGCCGGTGACGGCGTCGCGGCCCTTGCCCTCGTACGCGATCGTGGGCTCGGTGACCAGCTGCTTCAGCTTGGCCTCGCCGGACTTGTCGCCTGCCCAGAAGGCCTCGTCGGCGAACAGGCAGATGCAGTTCTGGAGGTGCGAGTTGAACCGCCCGACGAGGTGCTCGGGCGAGCTGATCTGCAGGCCGTGCGAGCCCGCCAGGGCGGAGGCGGCGCGGCCGAGCGTGCCCTTGCCGGTGCCCTTCTCGCCCTTGAAGCAGAGCGCGACCTCGGCGGCATGCGACGGGTGCTGGACCATGTAGGCGAGCCAGTCCATCACGTACTCATACGACTTGGCGTCCCCGTCAGTGAGCGTCTCCCGCACAAGCTGCTGCATCAACGACCAGTCGCCCTTGCGGGGCTGCACCGCCCAGCCGCGCCACAGGTTGAGCCACCCCTCGTGGTTCGCCTCGGGGTCAAAGATGATCCCGTCGTACTGCCGGCGGTGCGGCGACCTGATCCAGAGCGAGGACCGCGTCACCAGCTTGTCGTGCATCTCCACCAGCTGGTTGCAGTACAGGTTCTCGAAGTCCTCCTTGGTGGAGCGCTGGAAGAACGGCCTCTTGAGGACCGGGTCCATCTTCTCCGTGAAGATGCGGAACTTGCCGCCCTCCATCACGACGCAGTGCTGCTCGTTCATCTCCTCGAGCACGCCCATGATGCCCTCAGACTTGGGCTCTTCACGGAGCACCGCATCGTCAACGCCCTGGCCGAGCTCGGAGGGGTCTTCGTACACGTCGAAGTCGTCGGCGGCATCCGTGCGGGTGACCTCGCCACCGCCCTCCTGCACGACCTTGTGGAGGAACTTGATGGTGACCGGCCGGCCGCCCTTGCCAGAGGTCGCGTGCAGCGAATCCCACCGGCGGCCGATGATCCACGCGTCGTCCTGGTACTTGACGTCCTGCGTGGACCACTCGATGAACTCCTGCCGCCCTTCGCCGTTCGTGGCGTGGTGGCAGGCCATCATCAGGTCGCGCCACCTGTCGTGGTCCTGGAAGTCCTCTGCATCCAGCTGCTCGAGCGTCGTGGCGAGCATCTCGGGGGTGAGCTCGCCGAGACCTGCCGCTTCACCATGCGCCCTGGTGGGACGACGGGTCAGGCGCAGGAGCGTGCCCGGCATCGGTGGCATTTCGTCGAGGTGCGGGGCGAGGTCGTCCCACTCATAATGCGAGCCGTTCGGGTGGACAGAGCCTGCGGCCACGACCTGGCGGCCACGCGACTTGAACTCGATGCCCTGATAGTCCTCAAGGGAGTCGAGCAGGTCGACGTCGGACGGCTTGGTGAACCAGTAGTGATGGCCACCTGAGCCCGTGATCGTGTGGGGCGCCGTGGACAGGTCAAGCCCCATGTCGGTGACGAGCTCGGCCAGGGAGTCGCGGCCCTTGGGAAAGTTGCGGGGATCGACGTCCAGCACCATGATGTTCGGCGGCAGACGCACGCCCACGTTGATGCCGGTCTTATCGGACAGTTCGATGACCTGCCGGGAGTCGTAGTCCTTCGCCTGCCAGGCGCCGTCACGGGGCGTCTTGCCGCGCTGCCTGCCCTTGGCATCGATCGCATCGTACTTGTGGAGCGGGATGAGCTGTAGGCCAGCCTCTACGTACGCGCGCATGTCCCCCGTGCGCGGTCGCTTATTTACGGCGCCGCTCATGCCTGCACCTCGGCCCGCTTGGCGGCTGCCTCTTCAATGATCGCCCGTGCTGCGTCGGCCTCGGTCACCTTCTCGGGGTCCTGACTGCGCGCCCGGAGCTCCTCCAGTTTCTGCCGCAGAATCCTGCGGTGGTCCTCCGATACGCGGAGGGACATTTGTTGGCTGAGTGCCATGTTGCTCCCCTGTGGGTAGTTCGTGATTCGGTCGGCAGCAAGGCCGGGATGTGAATGATGCGTCGACGCAGTGCACTGCGAAACCGCCGAACGCACTGCGTCGGCTTCACGGGGACCATTACCCGTGAACGAAGGCTCCGCATCGGGGCACCGGATGGTACAGTGACACTCCCTACCAACCGCTCTAAGGAGAGCACAAGATGGACATCAACGAGTACATGAGCAAGAGCCTGGAGTTGCAGGCAAAGCAGGTCGCGCTGCTGGAGCGCGTCGCCGAGGGCATCGAGTCCCTCAACGAGTCGGGCATCTTCATCGCCAACCAGAACGACCTGGAGAACGCCATCCCGGTCGTGATCCTGGGCGGTGGCGTGAGCAACGTCAACGTGGAGACCGTGAACGACACGGCTCGCAAGCTGACGGGCGCCGACAAGAAGGAAGAGCCCAAGGCCCAGGCCGACAAGCCCGCCGAGACGGTGAAGGCCGAGGACAAGCCGGCGGCCGAGGAGCCGAAGCAGGACAAGCCCGCCGAGGAGACCAAGAAGAAGGTCACCATTGACGACGCCCGCGGCGCGCTAAAGAAGTTCGCGGCGATCGAGGGCAACGACGCGGCGATGGAGCTGCTGACCTCCCTGAAGGCCAAGTCGGTCTCCGACCTCGCCGAGCAGGGCCCCGACGCGCTCCAGAAGCTGATCGACAAGTGCGAAGGGAAGGGTGAGTGATGAGCGAGCAGCCCAACATGAAGATGCCCAAGGACGCCGCGCAGGTGGTGTTCTGGTTCAAGGGCCTCCCGCAGCCCACGGCTTTCCTCACCACCCGCGAGGAGGGCGACAAGGCCATGTCCGCCTTTGCCGACGGGGCCGAGCACGTCGAGTTCCTGTCCTACCCGGACGGGCGCGGCGTGCGCTCCCAGAGCGTCTTCCGCGTCAATGAGCTGCGCGGGATGACGATCGAGTATCCCACCATCCAGCTCGCATCGGTGAACTGACATGCCTAGCGCCCACGCAGTACGAAACGCGTCGGGGGCAAAGCGCTGGATGAACTGCCTGGGCTCCATCCGAATGGAGCACGGGCGACCCAACAACTCCTCCGACGCCGCAAGGCTCGGCACCGCGGCGCACGCGCTCGGTGAGGCCTGCCTCCTTGACGGGAGCGAGGCCTGGGAGTGGGTTGGGGGTTACGTCCGCCTGGACCCTAACGAGCAAGCAACAGTGCACAAGCCAGCTCAGTCCTTCCTCCCCGGAGACGAGGAGAAGACCGTGCTGGTCCCGGTGCACGCCACGGAGGAGGGCCTTCCTCCTGCCGGGCATGAGGACTTCCCAATCGACGGCGACATGACGGAGGCCGTGCAGGTCTACCTGGACGCCGTGCGGGAGGAGATGGAGCGACTTGGCGCGCATGCCGAGCTCGAGGTCGAGCGGCGCTTCAGCCTGAACTGGCTGGTGGGCTTCGACTTCGACTTCGAGGCGCACGAGCGGGACCCGTCCTACGTCAGTCCGAGCGGCATCCACTGGGCTGTCACCGACGAGTTCCCTGAGGGCCACCTGTTCAACGCCGACGGCACGGTCAACTGGGGCCCGATGTTCGGTACCAACGATGCCTCGGTGGGCCTGATCTTCGACCACATCTCCGTGTTCGACTACAAGCACGGCCAGGGCGTTGTTGTCGAGGTGGAGGACAACGAGCAGGAGCTGTACTATGCCCTCGGCAAGGCGAAGGAGCTGGACTGGGCCTTCGAGACCCTTGACCTCATCATCGTCCAGCCTCGCGCCCGGCACGCTGACGGCAAGGTCCGGCGGTGGTCCACCGACAAGGCCACCCTGCGGGCGTACGAGGAACGGCTCCGCGTGGCCGCCCTTGCCACCCAGGATCCGGACGCTCCGCTCAAGGCGGGTGACTGGTGCAAGTTCTGCAAGGCGGCAGGCGTTTGCCCCGAGTTGCGGGAGGAATCGTTCCGTCAGGCCGGCCTGGAGTTCGGAGACGGATTTACGGAGGACAGCGTGAGCCAGACCGGACCCGAGGACACTGACGAGGACCTGATGCTGCGCATGCGGGCCATTCCGCTGCTGGACGTGTTCATCAAGTCCACCCAGACCGAGGCGCTCCGTCGCCTGCGTGAGACCCCCGGCGGCTCGGCCTGCTACGGCAAGCTGGTCCGCAAGAAGTCGAACCGCAAGTTCCGGGAGGACCTGACGGAGGTCGACGAGTCGACAGGCGAGGAGGTGCCGGTCACGGCCTTCGAGCTGCTGGAGCGGGAGGGCATTCCCCGCGAGCTGCTGTTCGAGGAGCCGAAGCCCAAGTCGCCGTCGAAGGTTGAGGCGGTCCGTCCGCCCGAGCTGATGGCGCGGCTGAAGGCGAAGAAGGTCAGGGCGCCCGCGGCGCACATCAAGGCGCTGGTGGCCTCGGTGTCGCACAAGCCGGAGGGCGGCATCACCGTCGCCCCGCCGGACGACCCGCGCGACGCCGTGGACGCCACCGCAGCGGCCGAGGGCGACTTCGAGGCGTTCGACGGCGAGGAGAGCGCCGACTGACGGCTCCAGTTAGGACGGGGTGGGAGCATGATGAATGCTCCCACCCTTTTTCATCAACCAAGCAGGAGAATTGAGATGGCAAAGCTCAACAGCGAGACCGGGCTCATCAAGCCCTACATCGAGGCCGAGATCACCCTCGCGGGCAAGAATGGCAACGTGACTGGCGACGGCCCCGATGGGTCCTACTGCCGCAGTGCGCGACTCACCCGCTACCTGCGTCTGATGGGCCCTGTCAGCAGCCGCAATGGTGCTGGCATCGGCTCCAAGGAGTTGGCAGGCGCCCTTATCGGCCACGGGATCGTGCTCAAGACCTTCCCGGACTTCCTGGTCGCGCCCCCGCTGGGCCTGAAGCCCTACACGCCGCAGCGCGACAACGCCGAGCGCTACCGCCAGGCACTGGTCCTCGAGGCACTGACCATGCTGGACGACGCGCTGAAGCCGTACCTCGAGCCCGGTACTGCCGAGCCGTGGGCGAAGTCCCTGTCCGCCTCATCCGAGATTGCCCGCGACCAGCTCGGCGACTGACCCACAACCCTTCCAATTGATATACAGGAGCACCACATGGAAATGAAACCCCAGTCCTTCGACGACGTGCCGACCGGTCCCAGCCGCGAGCTGCTGGACCGTCTGGCCGGCGAGAAGGCCGAACAGTCCCAGCTCAAGCAGGACCTGCTCGACTTCATCGACGAGGAGGCCCACATGGTCAAGGGCCTGGCGTCGCAGAGCAAAAAGGACCTCGCCCGCGAGGTGGTCCATCTGCGCGGCCTGGTCAAGACCATCAAGAAGGCCACCCAGAGCGTACAGCCGGGGGCGGCCACCTTTGGCCACGCCGAGGCGTTCCGGGTCATGCAGTACATCCAGACCAACGAGGCTCAGGGCGAGGCGCCCGAGGTCATCGTGGTGTGGAACAGCCGCGACGGCGTGACCCCGTTCATCGTCCACATCGGCGGCAAGAGCTACCAGCACAACGTGCAGGCGATGAAGGGGCCTGTGTTCGACCTGCCACCCGAGGCGACCCACAAGTGGGTGACCCGCACCGACGCCGAGACGCTGACGGCCTGGCGCCGCACGCTCGACAAGGCAGTCGAGCAGGGCAAGCTCGACCCGGACAAGGCCGAGCTGCAGCGCGACAACCTGGAGGCGGCCGTGTCGTGGAACTACCGCATCGGGCTTGTCAGCGTCAGCTCCGGCCGGTTCACCGACGAGGAGGTGCTCTCCAATGTTTGAGCAGCCTAAGCCCCACATCGCCTATCGCGGCGGTGACGAGGCGTCCGGCGGCGTGTTCGTCGTGGAGACGATCGCGCCCGCCGGCTGGGAGCTCGAGTCCCACCGCCACCGGCACGCGCACACGTCCGTCCTGGTCTCCGGCGTGGCCGACGTCACGATCGACGGGGTCACCAGGCGGCTGGAGGGCTACCAGCTGGTAACCGTGCCCGCCAACACCGTGCACAAGGTCGTCGCCGTCACCCCCATCGTCTGGCTCTGCCTCTGGGCGGGGGACCTGGCGCCACGCCAGGAGGTGGAGGACTCCCTCCGCCTCTCGGACACCCACAAACTAAGCTCCGCCTGCGGCAACTGCCCGGGCGGCTGTGAACCCGCCTGAAGGAGGCACCCATGCAGCAGATTCCCACCAGGACCCTCGTGCTGGTCCCGTATGACCAGATGGTCCGCAACCTCTTCAAGCCGATGGACACGCAGGCGGCCACGGTCCTGCACGCGGCCGTCGGCATCGCCGGCGAGGTCGCCGAGCTCCTGGTCGCCAGCTCCATCGAGAACCTTGTCGAGGAGATGGGCGACATCGAGTTCTACATCGAGGCAGCCTTCCAGGCAACCGGCGGGCGCAACTTCGAGGAGATCATCGTCGAGGGGCACGACATGGCCCACCACCAGGTCTTCAGCACGGTCGGTATCGCCATGTCGGTCAGCGCCGGCAGGCTCCTGGACTTCGTCAAGAAGGCCTGGGTCTACAACCAGGACCTGAACCTGCGGGCCGTGCGGTACGAGCTCCTGCGCCTGCAACTGATGCTCGGGGCCATGCGCGAGCTGCTGAGTGTACAGCTGGTCGACGTCCTGGGCGCCAACCAGGCGAAGCTCGGCAAGCGCTATCCCGAGGGAGTCTACACCGACCGCGACGCCCAGCAGCGCGCCGACAAGCAAGGGGAGTTCGACCTCGACTGACGGCTTCTCTCCCGGGCATTCCCCGGGATAATGCACATCTGCCACGGCGTCGCCGTCACCGCTTCCCTCTTCGGGAGTCTGGCGGCAAACAGACCCGGCGCCGTGGCAGGCTCCAGACCTAAACCGTCTACATCGTCAACTGTCTCGAATCGCTACTAAGGAGCATTCATCATGGCAAACGCCAAGCCCAACGACCGCAAGGTCACGTCCCCCAAGTTCCGCGCCAGCTTCGCCTGGGTGTTCAAGCCGC